GAAATCGCAGGTGAGTTGCAGCGCACAATTCGTCAGCAGGAAGTTGCGGAACAGCAGGGTCGCATTGAAGTAATCCATCAGGAACAGGCTAACCTCGCGGCAATTAAGCGTAAGGAAGTCGTTGCGACCGAAGCCGAAGCTCAAAAGCAGAAGAACCAAATTGAAGCGGAGGCAGATGCAAATGTTCGTAAAATCAGCGCGAACGCAGATGTTGAAGTCGCCGAGAAACAGGCTAATGCAACTAAGATTGCTGCCGAAGCTGCGGCTGAGAAAACCAGAAAAGAGGGTACTGCGGTCGCGGACGTAACCAAACAGCAGGGTATTGCGGAAGCCGAAGTTATTAAACAGAGAGGTCTTGCCGAGGCGGAAGTTGAGAAACAGAAGTTGATGGCACAGGCTGAAGGCGAGAGGGCGTTGGCGGAAGCGCGAGCTTCAAACGAGAAAGTAAACTTTGAGATTGAAAAGTTGAAGATTGAGAATGAAGCGAAAATTACCATTGCGACTAAGACGGCTGAGATTATGGCTAATATCGGTCAGAACGCAGAGTTTGTCAATATCGGCGGCGGCGACACAAGTGGCGGCAAGACGGGTAACGTTTTGATTGACACACTTGCAAGTGTTCCCACGCTGATGAAGAAACTGGATGCTGAGAACCAAGCACTTAACGGTAAATCATTTAATGATGAAATCCGTGCTTTAGTTTCAAGTCTTGCAGAGCCAGTCAAGGGATTACTGTCAAGCACAACAAATGTTGAGAATAACGTAATTCCGGCAACTGCCGAGGAAACCGTTTCAGATGTTCCCGCAGAGAACGTCACAGAATAATACATATGGCGGGTATGGAAACATACTCTGTACCCGCTAATATAATGGGCTGTCGCCAAGCGGTAAGGCACTGGACTTTGACTCCATTATTCGCAGGTTCAAATCCTGTCAGCCCAGCCAATATATTCTCGTGTAGTTTGGTATTAATGCGCATTACTAAACGAAAGGCTACCATCGCCGTGGATTATGTAGGTTCAAGTCCTACCACGAGAGCCAAAAGGTCGAACTGCCTTTAGCCGAAAAGTTTGGTTAGCCGATTACTTTATGGAAATTGGGGGTTTCAGGATTTGCCTTAATCAATCTGGACGTTACTGCTTATTCCGAGCGACTTATTTATATTAAACAATGGGCGCAAGACAAGCGGCGGCATTTGGGCTACTTTGTCGATAGAAACAAGTGGTAAGGCAGAGATTCGTGTCTTTAGTGTAACCTTTCCGAGTTGGCTACGGAATTGGGAGCATACGATTAGGGCGGCAACCTACTACTGATTGCAAGCGGTGATAATAGCCGATAACAGAATTATATGGCTCGCGGCTCGCAAAGAGCGACCACATATTATGACTTTGGCGGAAGTCGCGGGTTATATGGCGCAGTAACCCTAATAGGCAAGGGAGCAGTTTGCTAAACTGTGAGTAGCCGAGCAATCGGTGTGTTGGTTCGAGTCCAACCTGTGCCGCCATAAGGTTCTTGTTGACCGAAGAATAACAAGCGATGCCCAATGAGAAGCGGGCGTGAAGTCTGTCAGTCGGACAATGCTGAGATAGCGGCTGCGTGTTATGTGTGACTTTTCGGCGGGTTTTCAATAGGACTTTAGCGTGAATAAAGTTGAAGTAATAATCCGCCCACGACATATGGGGCTGAAATAGATTCGACAGGGCGCAGAAAACATATAACTTCGCAGGAATGTAACATCCTTAAAGTACACCCTAAAAAATAAACGACACTACTGTTGTTACACTTCATCCCGCGCTTTTAGCAGTTCTCGGTCAGAGAGCCGTAGCGTGAGATTCCGATAAGCACCTGCTATTCGGTCTAACTTATCGGACGGAAATAGAATAGCAAACAACGGTTTCTTACCTCCGTAAAAGGTAAGTGGTGGAGTGGGTGTAATTCCTTACATCTCCATTCGTTTCCCGCGAATTAAAATAAAGTTGTGGTTTGCAGATTTCCACGGAGTAAAATCGGCTATTGCGTAAGAAAAGTTAGTGCGAGTATGTGTTTTGGACACGGAGGGCGGTTCTCCGTCAGCTCCACCAGTTATAGGGTTAGGCAAATTTGTAGTGTGTTTCTTAATTGACATTGTTTATCAATGCCAAAAAAAGATTCGGGTTTTGCCAACGTCGGATAGAAAGAGGTTGATTCCGACTATGTTTCTAAAGGATGCGATGCGGAATAGCGGGACTGACATAAATTGTGGAGAAGAAATTCGGAGAAGCAGTTATATGCCGAGGATAAGTAGTCCATCCTGTTCCTTCTGAAACGAGAATGTGATAAGGGCATCAGGGACTCCCCCGATTGTGCGTATTTCGCGCAGTACGAAGGCAAGAAAGTTAGTAATAACGTGAGCAACTATGTTGAGGGAAGGGAGTCGCTGGACAGTGGGAAAGTCCAGGTTTTGAAGAAAGATGAACCAAATCCACATCTATAAAAAGGATTGGTGGTAGTGGAATCTTTGTATTCACCCGATGAACTTAACTCACATCGTTAAAAAGAGTTAGTGGTGGACGCACTGCCGGCGGTCAGACAATACCGCCCATTAAGTTTATTTTGAATTTCTTCTCATAGATAGTTTGTTCTTGGATTCGGAATAAATTTATCTTGGCGGCTCGGAAAGACGAGCAACCTGCGGATATGATGTAATTGGTAGCATATCAGCCTTCCAAGCTGAGTGTGGGAGTTCAAATCTCCTTATCCGCTCCATACAGAAGCGTAGTTCAATGGTAGAACGGCGGTCTCCAAAACCGCTCATCGGCGTTCGATTCACCGCGCTTTTGCCAAATATGGGGAGGTTGGTGTAGCGGTAGCACGATAGTTTGTGGCACTATTAGGATAGGTTCAAGTCCTATACTTCCCACCATATGAGTCAGTAGCTCAGTTGGTAGCAGCACTTGACTTTTAATCAAGGGGTCGGGAGTTCGAGTCTCCCCTGACTCACCATAGACGGCTATTTGTAATCTTCCTTCTATCATTGGACTGCAAATCCGATACCACTCATAGATTGCAAAATTCCCGTTACCTTTTTAGCGGCTAAGTAAGAACATCCTTCTAAGTAACATAAATTTAGGGTATTTAAAAGTTTAAGTTCTTGCAATTCCCGCGAAATTAAAAAAACAGAAAAGGAGAAAAAGAAATGAATGTATTAAACGAAATCTTGTTGAGAAGAAAGAATCAGCTCGTTCTCGAAAATGCAAATCCAACCTATGAACAGACTGACGGCGAAAAGGCGATGGTCGGTGCAATTCTCAAAAATGTTCAGTCACTTGGATTCACGTTTGCCCGCGATGTGCTTGAAATTCTGTTTCACTATAACCGCGCGGAGTTAGAGTCATTCTATCGTGACCTCATTCCCGAGTTGAAGAAACTTGTCGGTGCAGACGTTCAGTACAATCCTATGTACCCGAACTTCCCGCAGCAGGTGATGGAGGCGAGCGATGTGGAACTGTTCATTAACGCCATCGTTCATTATTGGTCGTTTGGAACGCTTCTCCCGCAGTACGAGAAGCAGGAAAGATTGCCTTTAATTGATGACAATAAAATGACAGTTTTATCGACAAAAAATTGCAAGAACGTCGGCGAAATCTTGCAAAATTTGCTTAAATCACCCACAAATCTGTCTGAAAATGACAGAAATGACATAGCAACTTGCATAAAAAATATGCCAAATTATGCAGAATTTTTGCCGGACGAAATTCCGCTCAAAGAGAACGTTGCTTTCTTGGGAAAACTCATTATCGAGGAAACTCCGATTAAATCCAGCCGTAGTATTGAAAAATATTTCAAAACTGCGACAGACGTTCTCCGCTTGATTACTGCATTGTCCGACGGCGATATTAGCCTTGCGACAAAAACTCAGTATAGAAACCTTCGCCGCGCAGAACGCAGGATTGTTATGGACTTGCTTGCAAATTGCGGTAATATTTTGGAGGATTTGTACCGCTACAAGTTTGAATGGCTATACATCGGCAAAATGCTACACGTTGGCGAGTATTGGTATATGAAGAAGTACAACAACGTCAGAGGTGCTTTCTATACCTTCCGCAACGAGAAGAAGCCTATGTTTATGGCTGGCAAGGTTCAGGCGGCTATTCTCAAAAACGATATGCTTGAGGCGGCGAAAATGCTGAAATCAAGACCCGGCGATTTTGCAAGACAGCTTGACAAGTTGCTCAGAGATAGCGATGAAAAGCACATTGCATATATCACGGCTGCGTTTGCGGAAGTCGCGGAGAAAGTTTCAACTCCTGTTCTGTTGCAGGTCAGAGAACACTTTATCGAGCGCAAGGGCGAGAAAATGCCTATAAGAGTATTCTTCCCGAAGGGCAATGTTGCAAAAGCTATGGTTATCCCGAATGACCTGCCGGCAATTTCTGTCACCGCTTGTCAGCAAATTATTGATACTTGCAACAAGGCTTTGGTCGCGCAGTTCAAGATGAAAGAGCCTATGGGTAAGGTTTATATCAATCCCGATTTCAAGAACTATCTCGTGCCGTTCAGTCAGAGAAGCGCAAGTTCCGCGAATAAAATCGTTGTGCGCGGAAGTAAGTTGCCTATCAATCCAAAGGCAAAGGCTGTTCGTGGATTTATTTGGTGGACTAATATGAAGCCAACTGATATATACGGCGATGACAGGGTTGACATTGACCTTTCAGCAGCTATCTATGATGAGAATTGGAATTATGTTGAGCACGTTTCCTATACTAATCTCCGCTCACATAGATATAATGCTTGTCATTCCGGCGACATCACGAACGGCGGGTCTGTAAACGGCGACGGCGTGGCTGAGTTCCTTGATGTGGATATTGATTCCGTTGCAAGAAATGCAGGAAGATATATCGTCTATCAGGTTTACAGTTACACAAGACAGAAGTTCTCTGAAATGCCCAACTGCCGATTCGGTTGGATGGAGCGTGAGGACGTTGATAGCGGCGAAATCTTTGAACCAAAGACGGTTGAGATGAAGATTGACCTCACTTCCGAGAGCGATGTTGCAATTCCCGTTATCTTTGACTGCGTGGAGCGCAAATTCATTTGGTGTGATATGAGCCTCCGCATTGCACAGACGAGATGGGGCGGCAATAACCTTGAAAGCAATCTCAAAGGCACAACTGCCACTTGCTATGCACTTACTCATTTCAACAAGCCCAATCTGTATGAGTTGGTTTACCTCAATGCCTTTGCAAGAGGTGAAATAACCAACGACAGAAACGCGGCGGATATTATCTTCGACAATGATAAGACTATTCCTTATGAGGTTGTCGAAACCGTTGACGAGGTTACGGGATTACCTTCTCGCACACTCCGCGACAAAACGGAAGTTCCGATTATAGACAGTTATAACTTCGATTATATTGTCGGAGAACTGTTATAATACAATTTGGCGGCTAAGAGATTCCATCCTTCTAATGATAGGTTCAACTCCTATTGTAAGTGTGGTTTACAATGTAGGAAACTCAATTTCCGCAATTACACTCATTTTGGCGGCTAAGTGCAATCATCCTTCTATTTTTACATAATGAAGAACAATGCTAACCGTCGTGGTTAGCCCCAAAATTTGATTGCACAATTTCCGCGCTTTAATTTACATCCTGCGGCTAAATCATAACATCCTTCTAACCAAAAAGATAATTATACTATACATAAAATTTTTGTTATGATAATTTCCGCAAAAAAATTAATGTAAATAGCAAAAAACATATTGACAAAATTTTCAATCTATGATATAATCTTAAATGTAAGTTAAACAAACTATGGCGGCTAACAAAATTCATCCTTCTATTATGGAATAATCTTTTAAATTATCACCCTGTCACGAATTTTGAATTTCCGCTTTTACATAGTTTAATCGGCTAAAAGATACCATCCTTCTAAATATACCAAGCTATTCTGCGAACGTGGGGTGTAGCTCAGTAGGTAGAGCAATAGGATTTATGGTATCAAAATTTCCGAACAATAATTGAATTTGGGCGGCTAATGAGTATCATCCTTCTTACGATGTGGAACTGTGACCGTGGGTTCGATTCCTGCTCTCCCGACCATCGGGAGATAGCCAAGTGGTAAGGCAGCAGTATAGTAGGATATTCAAATTCCCGCTAAAAGAAATAGCACAAAACATAAATGCGGATATGGCGGAATAGGCAGACGCGCGTGATTTAGGTTCACGTGTCCCTGTGGCGTGTGGGTTCAAGTCCCTCTATCCGCACCAAAATTAAGGAGAACCATATGAAAAAGATTTTGAGCATTATGTTCACGGTAATTGCAATAACTGATATATTATTCACTTTTGCAAGAGCTACGGCGATTGTCGAAAGAGGAAGTCAAGCATTTGGCGGCGAAATGCTCATTCTTTTAATTCCTGTTATCGCGTGGATTGTTTACTGCAATGTTAAAGCCACAAAGCAGGAGTTCAAGGATTACAAGTTGACCGATGAAGCCGAGGGTGCGGGTTATATTGCAAATCCTGATTGCGGCGGGTCAATTCAAATCACAGACATTAACGAAATTTCGATATGATAATCACCTCCTTTATGGCAAAGCGGAAAGACGTTTGACAGCCGGACAGACGGCAAAAATGCGGGTGTGGTGGAATCGGCAGACACATCGGATTTAAGTTCCGATGGGCGTTGTCCCGTGCAAGTTCAAGTCTTGTCACCCGCACCAAAGTTAGTGTTCAAATTGTTATACAGCACGTGAATGACAAATCGGAATAGACGGTTGGCAGTTGGACAGACAACATAATATGTGCCGTTAGCTCAATCGGTTAGAGCAGTTGACTCATAATCAACAGGCACAGGGTTCGATACCCTGACGGCACACCAATAGTATCTTTTTGTTTAGAATAATTACTCCTTTCAAAAATCCCGAGAGGGTTGACTGCCGGGAACAGTTCGGCAATATGCTTCGATAGTATAGCTGGTTAGTACGCTCGACCGATAATCGAGTAACGATGGTTCAAATCCTTCTCGAAGCACCATATGGCTGGTGAAGCAGACAAGCGTGCTGCAACCGACTTGAAATCGGATTGACCCGCGAGGGTTGGGGTGCAAGTCCTCCGCCAGTCGCCAGATATGCGAGCGTGGCGTAATTGGTAAACGCATAGCACTCAAAATGCTACGGGAAACCGTGTGGGTTCGAGTCCCCCCGCTCGCACCAGCCGTTGTTGTTCGTTGTTCGCAGCGGCGGCGTTGTTGTTGTTGGCAGAGAACGCGGAAAACTCTGTACAAAAAATATCCGACAAAGGGCAGGGAGCAGAGCCTATGGCGCGGTGATAACTCTATTCCGCGCACTACAAAAGAAAAGAGCGATTTTGATGACCACTTACGAAACAAGACGAGAATCCAACAAGAAAGTTGACCGGCAAAAGCGATACAATCAAATCCTGCACATCCTCAAAGGTCGCACAATGACCGCGAAGGAAGTTGCAGTTGAGATGAACAGGCGCGGATTAACGCCAACATCGGAACGAAATTTCGCAGCCCCGCGATTAACAGAGCTTGTGAACGATGGCTTGGTTGAAGTGGTTGGCAAAAGAAAATGTCAATATTGCCACAAGATGGTTGCTCAATATAAATTGGTCTGATTCTTTATTATTCATTGATATGAGTTTTGGGCGTTCTTATCAAAAACGTCCATTCCTTTCTATACAGGCGTAGGTTAATGCAAACCACAACATTTGGGATGTTGGAGATGCCGGTTCAAATCCGACCGCTTGTACCAATTTATTAAATAAGGGGGTTGTACGCATTGAAAAATGAAAATCAATATTATTTAATACCGAGTTATTCAATGAAGTGCAGACTCTATCCAAATAAAGAATGTGCAGAAAAGATTGATAAAGCGATTTTCGCCGTTCAAGTTTATCATAATGATTTGGTTTATGATATTTTCTTTAATAACATCAATACCAATGAAAGCGTATATAAACCAAAAAAGACCAAAGAACCAAAGAGAAAGAAAAATGAAAGCGATGCTGAATTTTCTGAACGTATTTATAATTATCAACAGCAACAGAAATATAAAGAGGGTGACACCATACATTTTTTAGATAGTACATCTAAATGCTATGGATTTTCCGTTGAATATAAGAAGCGATTCAAAGAAAAACATCCTGAATTGTGGGAAAGTTGTGTTTCGGATTCATTAACTTGCAAGGGCGGCTTAAAATCCGATATTAAAAAATCATTTGGCACTAACCCCATAGAATTTCAAAAGCCAAAATTTTATCGCAAAGGTAAGAAATCGCGCGATAGTTATACTTATCAAGAATCCCTGAATAAATTATCTTGCAATGGCAATAAAAATGTGCTGTATATCAACTTGGCAAAAATTGGCAAAGTGAAAATTCGTGGTTGGAATCAAAATATTAGATTTGATGAATCAGGTAAAATTAACTTTATTGATTATTACCTTATCAATAAGAAAAGTAGAGTAACAGTCACTATCAAGAAAGATAACTGTGGAGATTACTACATTATTTTCAAACTTAAAAATGTTTATAAAGAAATGAAAAAGCCATCTAATACAAACTGCGGCATTGATGTTGGCGTAAAAGATGTTGTAATTCTTTCCGATGGCACAAAATTTGAAAATCATAAATATAAAAAAGAAGAAAAACAACATATTAAATTCTTAAACAGGCGATTGAGCAGAAGGCAAGGTTGGTCTAATGAAGAATTTAGAGATGGTTATAAACAAAACAAAGATTTGATTGTATCGAAAAGATACCAGAGAACGCAGCTTAAACTTTCTAAATTACACAGAAAAATTGCTCGTAAAAGGGAGAACTACAATCACAATATAACCACAAAGATTATAAATACATATTCGTTCATCGGTATTGAAACCCTGAATGTAACCGGTATGTTTAGAAATAGACATCTATCGAACGCTTTGTCGGATGCCGCTATGGGAGAAATTTTGTCAATGCTTAAATACAAAGCAGAGTGGTATGACAGGATAATCCAACAAATTAATCAGTGGTCGCCGTCAAGTAAGCGTTGTAGTTGCTGTGGATATATTAGACTGGAGTTGGGATTACATATTAGGGAATGGCAATGCCCAAAATGTAGAACATATCACAATAGAGATGTAAATGCTGCAATAAATATTCTTTACTATGCTTTGTTGATTTATTACGGCGAAGAAAAAGGTAAAGAAATTTTTGAAAAATTGAATAATAATTTTCAATTATTATGTGCATAGCACTGATAATAAAAGGGTTGCAGGCACAAACGCCGCCCTGTGCGAACCATAAGTAACCATAAATTTTGTGGGAGGTTTGCACCAAGTAGGCATAAGAAATCGGTAGTATATGCCGTAAAATCGGCAATACAAAGTAGATATTGCTTATGCAATCACTATATATGCGCGAATTGAAATGTCAAACACAATATGTTGCGGTTATAACTCACGTGTATGTATGAATTGTGAGGCAGTAATTCTAATATTGATTGTATGGTTGACAGTTATAACTCACGTGTATGTATGAATTGTGAGGAGGAATGTTGATTTGCCTAACCCGCAACGCGCGGGTTATAACTCACGTGTATGTATGAATTGTGAGTTAATAAATTCTATCAGCAGTACCAGAGCAGAGAAGTTATAACTCACGTGTATGTATGAATTGTGAGAATATGATGACCGTTTCGAGTACGGAAAAAGTAATTATAACTTGCGCATATGTATGAATTGTGATGGGAGCAAGGTGTCGCAGGTTCAAATCCTGTTAAACAACCTAAAATATAAAATATAGAAAGGAAAATATTATGGAATATAAATATTCAGGTGAAAAGAAATCATTTAGTTATTATTCTGCAAAAGGCAGTAGAAGGAGCAGTTTAGATGATGTCGTTATTGACAAGGGAACTGTGGAATATAATGAAATAATACCATTTGATTTTTTGTATGTTTCTTCTGTTTCTAATAATGAAGTTCTTAATTGCACCGGCAGGTTATTAAGCAAGCAAGGATTTTATTTTATTGCATATGATAAAAATATGTTAAATCAATCATTGACTAATTTACCAAACACCGGCAAGTATATTTATAAAATAGACGCAAATAAGATGTATCAAGATGGATATAAATTTTATGAGTTTGATAACGGCGGAGAATACAATAAAAAGGTGATTATGTGTCACACTGATAAAATTCCAAATAATTATATTGATAAATTACTTTGCTGCACAGATGAAGAAATACAGTGGACTTGACAAACGAAGGATTCAATATATGTCTAAGGTCGAAAAGTTCATTAAGCATTTCCGCACGAAAGAAACAATCGAAGTTTTCACTCGCGGGTGTTGTTATTGGTTTGCATATATCCTCTGCGGCAGATTTCCGCAAGCAGAACTTATGTACGACCTAACTGAAAACCATTTTATGGTTGAAATTGATGGTCGATTATACGACATTACGGGCGATGTGACGGGTGAATATACGCCGATTCCGTGGGATTTCTATGACGATATTGTCCACAAAAGGAGGATTGAGCGGGATTGTATCAAAATGATATAAAGCAAAAACACATAGGATTTACAAGTGTTGCCGATAGAATAATGCAAAAACATTATTGTCAATTAGCAGAAGTAAGGCAAAAATTAGAGACAGAATATGAGCGCAGCAAAATTAGAGCGTATCTTAGTCCAAATCCTGGATATGTGCGTGTTCTGGACGGCAAAATTCCAAACGATGCGCTTCTCACATATTACAATCAACACAAGGAGGAATTTAATACAATGATTAGGGAGAATGAAAAAATATATTATGCTTTAACAGTAACAGGTAGCAGAATGATTAAAGAGGACGGTGAAGTAAAGTTTGCTTGTGATACCTCTGGGCGATTTACCGTTGTTACGGACGCGGTTATCCCCGAAATCGAGGACGTTCAATCTATCAACGACAAGGTTGTAATCGTCAAGTTTGCCGACGGCACTTCCGAAAAGGCGGTTCTAAGCGAGAACGACACCTTCTCTCTCGAACAGGGTGTGTCGATTTGCATTACAAAGAAGATTTTGAACAAGGTGCTAAAGGGCGCGAGCGGCACTTCTGCGTACAACAAGCTCGTTGATTACGGTCTAAAGGTCTACGACAAGAAGCAGAAAGAAATCAAAGAAGCAATCGCGGCGAAAAAGGCTGAGAAAGAAGCCGAGCAGAAGAAGATTGACAGAATCCGCAAAAAGAGAGCAAAGCGCAAGGCAAAGCTGAGAGAGGAACAGATTGAAATTCAGGCAGAAGCGTACCGCCGCGCGATGAAGTCAGAGTAAATTTGAGGGAGCGCGGATAGCACTCCCTTATTTTATTGAGGTGGCAAATGGAGATAGTATGTTTGATTATTTTTGTGTTGGGCGCGGCGTTTGCGTGTTACAAATTGTTTAACAGCAATCCGCAGATTTTCCTCTGTGATATGGATTGCGCCAGTTGTTCACACCAAATGTGTAGCGAAGAATATAGACAGGAAGTAAAGGAGAAAACCAATGTGGTACATCAGCGGCGATACCCACGCTGAGTTTAATCGTTTCAGCACAAAGCGATTTCCTGCGCAAAAGGAAATGACGAGAGATGATTACGTTATCATTTGCGGTGATTTCGCGGGAATTTGGGATTACAAGTTATCCTCGCCGGAAGAAAGTTACTGGCTTGATTGGCTAAACAATAAACCATACACAACACTATTTGTTGACGGAAACCATAGTAACCATACGAGATTAAAAGAATTTCCGCGCGTAAAATTCCACGGCGGGATGGCACATAAAATCAGGGATAATGTTTATCATTTAATGCGTGGTTACGTTTTTGAGATTGACGGTAAAAAGATATTCACGTTTGGCGGCGCAAAAAGTCACGACATTCAAGACGGTATTCTTTATCAAAGGGATTACGCAAGCCTGAGAGATTTGGTTGACGATTATAACAGACGAACCAAAATGGGTGAGATGTTAAGAATTGACGAAATTTCTTGGTGGAAAGACGAATTGCCAACAAGTGCTGAAACGAAGCGCGGAATAAAGAATCTCGAAAAGGTGAACTGGACAGTTGATTATGTTATTACGCATTGTCCGCCGAGGGAAGTTTGCAAATGGTTTGGTTATTACGATTCCGATAAACTCATTGAATACTTTGACGAATTGTTAGAGCGCGGATTGAAGTTTAAGGAATGGTGGGGCGGTCATTTGCACAAAAATGAGTATGGCATTTACGGCAAGTACAACGTGATTTACGAAGATATTGTGAGGTTATTATAGTGTGGGCATTTTTGACAATGTTAGGAATGAGAATGTTGGAAAATGAAAAACATAGAAACGTGGTGGTTAATGATGGAAATGTAATCACTATTGGGAATAAAGCCGTGTTTGTAAACGGAGAAAGATTTCCTTTGCCGAACGGGAAATGCTCATCAAGCACTGTTATTGATAATCACATATTCATTGACGGTTATGAGTTGAAAAATGGAAAGTGGAAGAAAACGCCGAGAGCGATTTTTCACAAATATTTTTGAGAGGGATAGTTATGTTACAGGTTGAAATGATAGATGAATGTCATTTTACTGGCACATTACAAATTAATATTAACAGAAAGATAAGAGAATTACATAAAAGCGGCTGCGAAGTTATTGACGTAAAATACTCATTTATGGGTGATGAAACCCAACAATACTTTACTTACACCGCAATGATTGTTTACAAAACGCAGATTTGAGGGATTTTATGATTGGTTTTAATAGTGATTATAAATGTGGGTATGATAATATATCTCTGGAAAAGGGAATGTATCAAGATAAAGAAGATTTATCTAAACTTTTAGAGTCTATCGACCCATCAGAACGCTATAAAGGTACGGCTCTCGAAGGCTTAGATGCCTATGAACGCCAATTAAAACGTTTTGATATTACGACTTCCGGCGACAAAAGCGACACAGTAGAAAAATTTTTCCAATCAAGTCAATCAAGTATTTTGTTTCCCGAATTTATAAGGCGATGTGTTGAGCTTGGAATGAAAGAAAACCAAACAGTAAAAGATATTGTTGCTGTGACCACAAAAATTGATGGAATGGATTATCGCTCTATATGTGCAGAAGAACCAAAACTCATAAAAGGCTCTTTATCCTGCTTACAGATTAAAACAAATGATAATCTTTGCTTGTTACATAAAAGAGGTCGCTGTTTGGAAACATCTTACGAAGCGTTGAGGTTTCAGCGCATTAGTGTCTTTTCAAATATGCTGAAACAAATCGGGCAGTTTATCCGCAAAATGCAGTTATTTGATGCGCTAATGGCTATTGAGTCTGTCGATTGTAAAGAAAAGTTTACGCATAATCAGGGAGAGGTTGATATAACCGATATTCATTCTATCGCGGAACGGTTAGATACCGGCGGATTTAATCTCAACGTTTTACTTGGTTCAACAACAACTGTTTCAAAACTCAAAGAAAAGTTTGGTGACACTTTAAGATATGATAACGGTTCGTTATATCTTGGCAATATTAAAGTTATCCCGACTTTTGATGCCTTAATGTGTAAAATCGCAGGAATTGATAGCAACTATGCCCTTGAAATGGTTGAGTGTGGTGGAATCGAGGTCGATTATGATAGGCTGATTGATAAGCAGTTTGAAAGAACGTCTATTAGTTGCCGCGCGGGATTTTCGCTAATTCATCCAAAAGCTATCGAAGTAAGAAAGTGGTGAAGTTGTGTTACATATTTTGAATAAGGCTTGGGCTAAAATTTTAGCTCGGCGTGTTAATGACCATATATTGTTTGTTTATACTACTCTGCAAGAGCAGGATATGCTTATTGATGTATTCAATGAAGTAAACAAAGAACTTGGCGATTTGTGCTTTATGTGGGTAATTAATGAGGACGATATTAGGGAAATAATGAATGACGGTATTGATATGGAAATGTATGATGATATTTTAGTATCTCACAACATTCACGATTGTATGCTGAAGGACTATCTTGGGAGGCATTGCAAAAGGAAGTGCTGCTAATGTTTAGGTAAAAGAGTATAATCAGCATATACGGAAGCGCGTATAAAATCAAGTGAGGTGATTTTAATGATTAAAGCGTATAAGTTTAGGGCTTATCCAAATAAAGAGCAACAATTTTTATTCGCTAAAACTTTTGGTTGTGCAAGATTTGTATATAATTACTATCTTCATAAAAAGATTGAATTATATAAATCCTCAAAGGAAGGTTTAAGTTTTAATAAATGCTCTGCTGATTTGACGCAGTTAAAAAAGGAACTTATATGGCTTAAAGAAGTTGATAAATGGTCGCTTCAAAATTCATTAAAAAACCTCGATAGTGCTTATCAAAAATTTTTCAAAGAACACGCTGGATTTCCTAAGTTCAAATCTAAAAAGACACATAGGTATTCATACACTACAACTTTTACTAACAATAGTATTGAATATAACAATAATAAAATCAAACTTCCTAAAGTTGGTTGGGTTAAAGTAAGAGATAAACAAATACCACAAGGAAGAATATTAAATGCTACTATATCTCAAACTTCAAGTGGCAAATATTATATCGCACTTTGTTGTGAAATTGATGATACAGAGTTTGTTTCTTATGAATATACTGATTGTGTAATCGGATTAGATTTAGGAATTAAAGAATTTTGTATTACAAGTAATGGCGAGAAAATAGAAAATCCGAAATACTTAAAGAAGTCATTAGATAAACTTGTTAAGTTACAAAAAGAATTATCACGAAAATCAAGAGGTAGTTCTAATTGGAACAAAGCAAGAATCAAAGTAGCGAGAGCGTATGAGAAAGTCAGTAATCAGCGTAAGGATTTTTTGCAAAAGTTATCTACTCAATTTATCAAAGATAATGATATTATCTGCATTGAGGATTTGGATGTAAGTGGGATGGTTAAAAATCATAAACTTGCACAAGCGATTTCAGATGTATCTTGGTTTGAATTTGTAAGACAACTTAATTACAAAGCGAATTGGCATAGTAGACAAGTTGTAAAAATAGATAGATTCTTTGCGAGTTCTCAGACTTGTAGTGTATGTGGATATATCAATAAGGAAACTAAAAATCTCGGAGTAAGAGAATGGGATTGTCCTTGTTGTAAATCACATCACGATAGAGATGTTAATGCAAGCATTAATATTCTAAATGAAGGATTAAAGTCACTATGTAATGTGGCTTAATAGTATATATGCAATAACCGTAGGAACTACGGGATTAGCTTGGTAAATAAGAGGTCAATAGACTTCTATTCCCAAGAACCCTACAATTAAAATCGTAGGATGTTCAGAAAATCCATAAAGATGAAAGAATTTACATTAAGATTGATTATGCCGAGCTTGCGGGTAAATTTGGCGGTGGTGGTCATAAAGGTGCTGCCGGATTTAGCACTGATACTTTAATTTTTTAATTTTGGAGGGTTCACCGAATGAGCAGACTGATTGATGTTGACAAGCTAATTGAAGAAGTTGACAGAGTTATCAATTATACACCTCGCGGTGATATTCCTCCGACTGCACAAGATATTCTCAATATAATTGAAAAAGCGCCGATTGTTCAGAATTAGAGGAAAAATGGAAAGAAAAGAATTTAAGAAACTGATGGAAGCAACAGATGTGTTGTATCACATGATTTGGCGACATCCGAGCGGCGGATATTATAAAGACGGTAAAGAGTATGTTTGCACAAATCAAATCGAAACTGATGAAGATATTAAACGTGCTCTTGCCATAGTTGCCAATTTTGTGAATAAAATTTTAGGCGAATAAAATGAAGATTGAAGAAGCAATTAAACACTGTTATGATGTAGCCAACCAATTAGACACTTGCGATGATTGTAGGGATAATCATTTGCAACTCGCGCATTGGCTTGAAGAATTGGTTTATTTACGAAAGTTATTGAGCAATTCAAAAGAATTGGCTAAACATGAGATTACGGTTGAGTCAAATATTTTTGATAAAGAGGAAATCATTGAGAACTGCACAGTTCAAATTTTAGAGAATAGCGTTACCGGAGAAGTGTCTGTTGGTTGGTGGAGGAATGAATAATGGGTTGGATAGAACCGTCATTAGATTTACTTTGTAGTCGGAGAGTTGTGGAATGTCGCAACGGTGAAAGATATATGGTTGTAGGCGATTTGTTAATGAATTTTGATGGATATAATTTCAAAAATCGCTATAACAATGAATTATGTATGCCGTGTTCGCCAGAATTTGATATAATGAAAATTTTTGAATTAGTTGAAACTTTTAATTCAGTAAATACCTTAAAGCATAAATGCTGTGACGGAGTTGAATACCCTGTTGTTATGGTTTGGAGAAGGGAATAAATAAATGTATTGTATTTTATCACAGAATCCAATAAAAGATTTCTTTCAAGCTACGAGCAAAACAGAATACGCTTATAACAGTAATTATTTTTCTATTAAACCATACATAAAAAAGAAAGATGTTTATGATAGCTTGTTTGGCTGGGTAGATTGGTATTCATTATTTGAGAATAAACCTTTATTCCTTGCTGTTATGACCGATAATTATTGGTATCGTAATATTGATAAATCTGAAAAAATAAGAAGAACAGCTTTATTTATAAATTGGAACAATATTCCTTCTAATATTTTAGAAATGAAAGATAGGAAATATAAAACGCCGTTGCCAGAAAAGGCTCGATTATGGAACGATTCTGATTATTTCAAATCTATGTGTGAAGTGATTTTGAAAAACAATTTTAATGAGAATGAAATTGTTGAAATAAAATTAGGCGGTAAAACAAATGAATTATACGGAATGGGCTAATGAATATCTTGAAACCGCAGAAAGGTTTAACGATATGATTATTAGATTGACAGACAGGCGTAAACACACTGATGATTTCATAGCAAAATTAAATATGGATTACAATATCAGCCGTTATCGTCTTTATCGTGATGAATGTATAAAAACAGCTCAATCTTTATTCAAAAGAGCAGAAAAACAGGGCAAGTAGTATGTATAAGAATTATAAATTTGATTTCACCGCATTCAATCTTTTGGGTGAACCAACAGAAAACAAATCTCAATCTATCGAAGCAGAGAAAATCAAAAGAAATTGGGAGAACAGATTTCAGCGTTGGTGTAATAAAATGTTCGAGGAAGAAGGAACGAGCATTGGGAAATGCGGTAACGGTGGAATGTGTGATTATTGCGCCGATAATAGTTATGGCAGACCTTGTGTTAGAGCATTAAATCTGATGTTACGAGAAAAACAGCTATCTATTGATTATTCTAATGCTGATTTTTTACAAGTGTGGAATTGTGACTGTTTGATAATTAATAAATCCAAATTCGCAAGTAGTGAAACTGCAAATAATTCAACAGCAAATGAATTAGCTAAATATCGAGGTGTATATGAAAACTTGTAAAGATTGTTATTTCTTTGAATGTTGTAGCACATTGAATCCAAAGTTTAAGAAATATCCAAGAGATTATATTGAAACAGATTTATGTGCTAAACAGTGTACGAAATTCAAAGATAAATCACTGATTATAGAGCTACCACGCAATGATAGAAAATTTGCTTATTGTGATTTTGATGATTGCAAATATTGTATAAATCACGCTTGTTATAAAACAAATATAGATATGGAGAAGTGCTCCTATCACCAAAAGCAGAATAAACTTGACGAGTTAGAGTTTCTTCTTGATACTGTTGATGTTCAAAGATTGTATCAACTTTTGAATCATCTATTGAAACAAGAAGATGAAACCAATTCTCTTAATCTTACAAGAAGCGAAGGAAATGAATTTTATATGAATGTTCAATATTTGTTATCCTGTGCCGCTATTATAAAAGGGTTAGACATTTGATTTTGGTGTGTGCGGTATATATTTTTAATCGTTATCTGGATTTATAAAATTTTTATAAAGATTGTTGCCATCTCTTGAATTAAGAATCTTTACAATAAGTTTTGCCCTATCTTTGTGATAGTTGCATTTATCTTCGTGGAAGTTTTCTTTCATAAGATGAAATATCAATAAAAACAATAGCTCATTATTTGACATTTCATCATATTGCCTTATTTTATTTTGTTGGTTGTTAATATGATTATTCATTACATTGTTGATAATTTGAAAGCTAATAAATTAGAAATAAATTTAATCGCAGACCAAAGTATTCATTTATTTCAGATTTTGATTTCGTGGGTTGTTTATATGTTTGTAATACTATAATGTGAATAAGGGGATTATTTATGAAAATACCAATTAAAAAATTTTATGAATATAAAAGAAGCTACGATTATGGCGACTTCTGGTCTATGATTGGTAAAAGAGTTACAAAACATCGTTCGCATAAGCGTTTAAGGCAACAATTAAAGAAAGAAACGAAAAGTGAGGAAGTAACTGAGGTTATAAAATGAGTAATTCAGATATTAAATCGGTTGACATTACGGTAAAATTACATAAGGATTTGCACGGCAATGAAGAAATCTGTCCTACTTGCAATGGTGTTGGACTTGTTATTGCTAACAATAGTTATGGTTTAGAAGATAGTACAAACAATAATCATTTGCCAACGTTCCCATACAAACATCAATCTTTAAGATTTTGTTCGGACTGTTATAATGGCGTGGTTCATCGGTGCGAATATTGCGGCGAAATTATCCCAAGACATCGGACAAAATGTAATTGCGAAAAACAAAGAGAAATTGATTTCATTGAATTGCAAAACAAAGAAAATGAAAAATTAATGAAGGCATTTGAAGCTCCGCCGGAAGTATTAGAAAAATCGTCGCTTTTCTATTCCGAGGACTACGGATATGACGATGGTTACTTTTCCGATTGGGAAGATTTCTTTGAGTGTTGGTACGAAAATCATAGTGTAGATGACCCGCGACCAGAGTATGTATGGGCAACAGAACCATATAAAATGTCGATTAGCGCGGATAGCATTATCGAAAGGGCAACAGAAGATTTGTATGAGGATGCTATGAGCGATATTTCAGATGAAAAGTTTGATGAGTTGCAGGAGTTCTTGAATAATTGGTGTGAAAATTCGGGAGTGAAAACAACATATTATCAATCAAAATACAAGGTGAAAATACCGTGGGAAGAAGATGAACATTAACAATGAGGATTTATAATATGAATGACATTTCAATAGGTGTTCTCAGCCGATTTCAGGCTTCTGAATACTGTCAAATCAAGCATAAAACCGATTCTGCGATTATCTCAATCTCCACGCCAAACGTAGATTATACTGGTTATCCCGTTGAAGCAGATGACGAAAATAGAGTTGTTGCTATTCTTTCGATTGAATTTATGGATGCTGACAATCCCGGCGATTACGACGTTTACGGTTGTATGACAACCATCGACGACCTTATGACCGACGAGGATGCCAAAAAGATTGTTGCGTTCGTTGAGAAATACAAGGATAAGCGTATTTTGGTGCATTGCGATGCCGGCATTTCTCGTTCTTCCGCAGTTGCAGCGGCAATCCTCAAACACTACACGGGCGATGACAGTATGATTTTCGATAGTCGCTGGTATAATCCAAATCGGTGGGTTTATCGCAAAGTGCTTGAGGCATTTGAGAGTGAGGCTGATTAAATGATTAATGCAGAAGAAGCATATAAAATGACAAATGATTTAGTGCAAAAGAAATTCAAAAGAATACAAAATAAAATCAACAGAAAGATTAAACGCAAAATCAAGTGTGGGGAATATAGCCTTAGTTTGTGTTGTGAATGTTTTACTGATGGCAAGATACGCAAATCGCTATTAGAATATTACAGAAATATGAATTACAATACAAAAATAGAGCTTGTACGTTATGATATTTATTCCCGACACTATGAGTTGTTTATATCTTGGCAAAATCCGCGAAACGCAGAGGGTAAGATGGAATGAGGAACAAATGAGAAAAGCAAAAATCCCAAAAGTTGACCCGCCATATTTTTATGGTGGTTCGTCTTATCTCTTTACTTTACAAAAAGCACATAACGAACTATGCGATTACGTTCAAAGGTTAGAACGCAAAGTCGCTCTGTTGGAAGTGAGGTTAAAGGCTTGTGAAAACAGCGAAAGAAATGAGAAAAATAACACGAAAACATAAATATGATAACAGTAGAGTTATTGGTTTAATTATTGAATTGAATAGCCAAATCAAAAACGCAGCCAAAGACGGCGGATATTCCATAAGAAGAATAACAAATCTTTATAATAAAGAGGAAGCAGAATACATTAGGCAATACTATGAAAAATTGGGGTATGTGGTTGAATACAGTTACGTATGGCGTGAAATCATTATAAATTGGGAGGAGAAATCCAATGAATAATAAATGGATTAGGGCTGCGATTCCCGCGCTTTTGATACATTGCTCCGTCGGCACGGTCTATTGTTGGTCAACGTTCAAACAATCCATAGCCGACCAGATTGGTATGTCGTCTTTTGCTGTCGGCTGGGCGTTCTCGTTGGCTATCTTTTTCCTCGGAATGTCGGCGGCTTTTGTCGGCAAATTCGTGGAATGTGATATACATAAGTCATCATTGATTGCTTGTATTTGTTTTACAACGGGAATGATTGGCACAGGATTGTCAATTCAGTTTTTGACAGGCTGGGCGGCAATGATAGGAATATATTTATGCTACGGCGTAATAATGGGTATCGGACTTGGTATAGGTTATCTAACCCCCGTGAAAACTCTTATGTTGTGGTTTTCCGAGAATAAAGGACTTGCAACAGGAATTTCAATTATGGGATTTGGACTTGCAAAAGCCATTGCAACGCCTATTATGGAGTGGTTGCAGGGCAGCTTTGGAATAGCACCAATGTTTATAATACTTGGCGCGGCATATTTCTGTTTGATGTTCCTCGGACACATACTACTTAAAAAGCCCGAAGGCTGGGTTGAACCACAGACAAACGAGGGATTCAATATCCTCGCTATGTTTAAGAATAAGCAATTTATCGGTATTTGGCTAATGTTCTTCTTGAATATCCATTGTGGATTGATGATTATTTCTTATGAGAAGCAGATTTTGGGCGTTGCATTTGCAACAGCGGCAAGTTTAGCATTGATTTTGAGCATCGTTCCTTCGTTTACCGCAGGATTTAACGCTCTTGGGCGGATTGGTTATTCAACACTATCCGATAGACTCAAGGAACGCAATTCAATTTACGTTATCATTTTCACAAGTTGTATAGTAATTTCTTCTATGGTTGTGCTATTCCACGCGGTCGAAGGAGCAACAAATATTGCACTTTCAATAATAGTAATTGCTTTTCTGTTTATTATTAATGCAGGATATGGCGGTGGTTTCTCGACTTTGCCGGCACTTCTGTCAGAAAGATTTGGGATGAAGAAGATAAGCCAAATCCACGGACTTGCTTTGTCTGCTTGGGCTATCGCGGGATTAACTGGCAATAACACCTCGGAGCTGATTTTGAATAGCACGGGAAGTTATACGAGTGTTGTTCTGGTTGGCGTGATATTATATACGGTTGCGCTGGTGATTTGTGTATCTTTAGTCGGTAAGAAAAGAGGTAAGACTATTGTTTGATGTCGCGGAAATGAAAGAACTTGTTGAAAAGTTAAACAAATACCGAGATGCTTATTACAATCAAAATACGAGTTTAATTACCGACAGGGAATATGATAGTTTGTATGATAAACTATGTCAAATGGAAGTGGAGAGCGGGTTGATTTTGTCAAACTCGCCCACTCAATCCGTTGGATATGCCGTATCAAGCAAGTTAGAAAAGGTTAAGCATAACCATCCGTTGCTTTCTCTTGATAAAACCACGGAAATAAATGAATTTGCTGATTATTTCAAGGGTAGAGATTGTCTGCTTATGGCTAAATTAGACGGATTGACTTGCTCTATTACCTATAAAAACGGTGAGTTATTCCGCGCGGAAACTCGCGGTGATGGCGAAATTGGAGAAGATATTACCGTCAATGCAAGAGTATTCTCAAATCTCCCTCTAACAATTCCCTATAATGGTGAATTAGTCATTGATGGGGAATGTATTATTTCTCAGGAGGATTTTGAACGAATTAACAATCCTCTTATTAAAAAAGCAGAGGTAGAGGGTAAAGCAAAAGGTCTGCAAGGTAAAGATTTGGCGGATTATGTACACAAAAATTCCTTCGCTAACCCGCGAAATCTCGTGAGCGGCACTGTTCGGCAACTCGATAACAAAATAGTCAAAAGCAGAAATGTTAAGTTTTTGGCGTGGAAGTTATATTCAATAGGGAAAGACAAGAAAATAGACTCACATTATCGCAGATTGATTGCCTTGAATAATCTTGGATTTGATATTGTGCCTTGTGATTATTTTGATACAACGGTAAACCAAATCAATGACGAGAGTTGTCAATTAGGAATTGAAGTAATCAAGGATAAATGCAAGTCTATGAGCATACCTATTGATGGTATGGTTGGAATGTTTGACGACATTAAATATGGCGAATCGCTCGGAATGACGGGTCATCATCCAAAACATTCTCTTGCTTTTAAGTTCTATCAAGAAGAAAATGAAACCACGCTAAAGGATATTGAATGGGCTACGAGCCGCACGGGGCAGGTCAATCCTGTTGCTGTGTTTGAGCCGGTCGAAATCGACGGTACAACTGTTTCGCGGGCAACGCTGAACAATGTGAGTTGTATAAAAGACCTTGAACTCGGCATAGGCGATACAATCACGGTTATTAAGAGTAATCAGATTATTCCTATGGTTACTCAAAACCTTACAAGAAGTAATACTTATAAAATCCCCGAAGTTTGTCCTTCGTGCGGGCATCCAACTGTTATCAAAAATGATAACGGCAGAGAAATGCTTTATTGCACAAATCGACAATGTAAAGCTGTGCTACACGATTCAATAGCGAATTTCGCAAGTAGAAACGCTATGAATATCGTCGGTATCTCAGATGAAAGATTGCGGGTTTTGATTGACGAAGGATTTATTGAGGATTACGCAGACCTTTATGATTTAAAATACCGCAAAGATGAGCTTGCCAAATTGTCTGGCTTTGGCGAGGATAGCGTGAACAATATGCTCCAAGCTATAGAAGATAGCAGAGATTGCGAGATGGCAAATGTTATTGTTGCGATTGGTATTCCAAATATTGGCAAATCCACGGCAAAGATTATCGCAGAGGAATGTGCGCGGAATTTCAATCCCATTGTAGATAGGAACGTTCTTGATACTCTGTTATGGTTAGCAACTGGTGAATACGATTGGAGCGAGTTGCCATCAATCGGTGAACTGACGAGCAATGTAATTAATGATTATGTATTTGCTAATGCGAGTTTGATAATGAGATTGAAGAATAATCTAAATATCAAAATGCCGGCACTGAACAACACAAAGCAAGATGATTGGCAAGCTGGCAAAACATTCTGTATCACGGGCAAGTTAGAGCACTTTGATAACCGCGCAGCTTTGGTTTATGATATTGAAATTCACGGTGGCAAAGTCGTTTCTTCTGTGACTAAAAAGACAGACTATTTGATTACGAATGATAAGACCTCCGGCAGTTCTAAAAACAAGGCTGCGGCAAAATACGGAACGAAAATCATCACCGAAGCAGAGTATTGTTTGGGAGATAAAAATTTTTAATGTAAATAGCAAAAAACATATTGACAAATTTTTTGAGAAGTGCTATAATAGCCTTGTAAACGAAAAGAGGTGAAAAGAAATGAGAGTAAGAATTGAATTAACCAACATTGAGGACGTAAAGAAGTTCCACGAAGCAGTTTGTACTGTTAAGGAAGATGTAAGAGTCAAGGGTAAGGATGAGAATGGTTCGCCGTGGGAAATGTCGGCAAAATCTCTGCTTTGTTCCCTGATTCTTTCGCAGAGGGCGCAGGAGGACAGAGAGCATACCGCGCACGATGTTGACTGGAACACCATTTGGTGCGAATGTGAGACCGATATTTATTCGCTTATTCAGGATTTTGTCGTTCTCTAAAGTAAATAGCACAAAAAATTAACGCAGTAAATAAAATATTGTTTTTATCGACGTTTTTGAGTATGTAAACCCCCTATTTTAGAGGGTTTGCATATTTCTAAATTAGAATAAAAACTGATTTGGAGAGATAATTTAATGAGTTTTCAACAACAAGGGATGATTATTGTAGGTTATCAAGGTGTTGGCAAGTCAACTCTTGCATTTCACAATAATCGTGCGATTGACCTCGAAAGTAGTAACTTCTTTGTTGATGGCGAACGTTCCGCGAATTGGCACATCATCTACTGCAATATTGCACGAGCATTGTGCAAGCAAGGATATATCGTTTGCATTTCATCTCATAAGGAAGTTAGAAAGGAACTTGCGCGACATCCGGCGAGTAAACAAGTAATCGTATATCCAACTCGCGCTCTAAAAGAGGCTTGGATTGCTAAACTTCGTTATCGTTTTGACGAAACGCAATCTATGAAGGATTTTAAGGCGTTAAAGAACGCCGAAGATTGCTTCGATAAGAATATCATAGATTTAGAAAATCAAGAGGGTTTTGAAAGAATCGGGTTTTCTACTATGGATTATGACCTTGCCGACCTTTTGGAACTTAACAGGAGATAAAAATGAGTTGTAAGCACAGAATGAAATCAGTTTTAGGCAAAGAATACACACGTTGTCGTAGAGATAACTCCGTTCATAGAAAGCCGTGCAAATGCCCAAAATATGAGCCGACCTTACGAGAAAGAATTAAGAGGTTCTTTAGTGGTCGTAAATAGAGTTTGGGCAATGCCGCACAAAAACACGTTTAGCATTAAGCCGATTGGCGAGCTTGTTGAGCGTTACACTTCGGGGGAGAAAGTCATTATCGACCCATTTGCAAATAATTGTAAGATAGGTACGATAACTAATGACCTTAATCCAAAATTTGATACTACATATCATATGGATGCTTTAGATTTCTTAAAGCAAATGAAAACAAATAGTGCTGATGTGGTTTTGTACGACCCGCCATATTCTTTAAGACAGGTTAAGGAGTGTTACGAGGGTGTTGGTATTACTGTTACGGCAGAACACACAAAAGCTTCTTGGAGAGCAAGACACCTTGACGAAATTGCGCGGGTTGTCAAGACCGGCGGATATTGTCTGAGTTTTGGTTGGAATACAAATGGAGTTGGCAAAAAGCGTGGGTTTGAAATTATTGAAATTTTAATTGTTGCTCATGGCGGTAGCAAGAATGATACATTGTGTACCGTTGAAAGAAAAATACAAAGAAGTTAAAGGAGAAAGAGAAATGAATACTTATAATCCTAATCCGATTGATACGTCAGATGTAGTTCTCACCCCCGAATTATTGGCGCTTACTGAAAAGCTGGCAGAAAATACGCATGATGTATGGGCAAAGGGAAGAATTGAACAGGGTTGGAAATACGGCGAAACAAGAGATGATGATAAGAAACTTCATCCTTGCTTGATTCCTTATTCTGAGTTGCCCGAATCCGAAAAAGAATACGACCGCAACACCGCGCTCGAAACAATTAAACTTATCCATAAACTCGGATATTTTATCGGAAGTTAAATAAACATAATTTCAAAGTCCTATTATAAGAGAGGTAAAAGCAATGAATTTTATGAACAGCATGAACGGAATGTTCGGAAAAGTACAGTCTGGTAAATGCAGACTTTCAATGACTGGCGGTATTGCCGTCCAGACAACAGGCGGCTATAAGACATACAATGTCAAAACAGGCAGATTAACAAATTGCAGCAATTTTGTTTTCGACGCTTGTGATGATTTTTTCTTTGTTATCCCGACAAATAATGTCGAGATTGGCGACATTATTTTCGTCAACAAGCTTCCAAAATGCGTTATCGGCATTAATAAAAAGAGTATCAAGGTTATCAATTACGAAGATTCTACTGTCGAAGAAATTTTGCCGGAGCGCCATGTATTTATGGGCAATACATATTTCTACGGAAAAATCGTTTCCGCATTTGGCACTGATTTGTTGAAGGGCAAGGGCGGTATGAAGAATATCATGTCCTATATGATGATGTCTGAAATGATGAAGGGTAATTCTGGAAACGGCGGCGGATTAAGCTCTGTTTTTCCACTTATGATGTTAAACGGCGGCATGACAAACATCTTTGACGGTATGTTTGATTTCGGTGACGGCGATAGTGACGACGAAGTAGAAGCAGACAACGATACAGATAATGACGAGGTGGATAAGTAATGGGTAGCGGTGCTTGGACGGCTTCAAATTATGCCAATTACACAAAATCAGTTGGTCGTAAAGTAACGACAGATTCTTCTGGCTGCTTATCATTTATGGCAGATAATATGTCCGCGCAGGATATTTATAAGTCCAGACACATTCAGCCGGAATTAAATCCAAAGAATGTAATGCGTGAATGCTGCGATTCTGAGGAACATCCGAATACAATACCCGTCATTCTTGCTCTTGACGTAACCGGAAGTATGGGTGGCGCGGCTATTGAAGTTGCGAAGAAACTTAATGAAGTTATGACAAAGCTTTATCAAAAGGTCAGTGATGTTGAGTTCTGCGTCATGGGAATCGGCGATTTGGCTTATGATGAAGCACCTGTCCAGATTTCTCAGTTTGAATCCGACGTAAGAATTGCAGAGCAGCTTGACAAGATTTATTTCGAGGGCGGCGGAGGCGGAAATGGCTTTGAGTCATATACGGCAGCTTGGTATTGTGGTCTGCGCCACACATCTCTTGATTGTTGGAAGCGTGGCAAGAAAGGTCTTATCATTACGATGGGTGACGAGCCGCTAAATCCATATCTTTCAAAGAGCGGAATCCGTACATACATTGGTGATTATCTCGAAGCAGATATTGAAACCAAGGTTTTATATGAAGAAGTTTGTGAAAAATTCGACGTATATCATTTGATTGTAAATGACAGAGAAACGTCCGCGAGATATTACGAGGAAAGGATTCAAAAGTCGTTCGGAAAATATTTTGATAACAAGCACTTATTTACTGTAACACTGGATGATATTGCAAATAAGATTGTAGATATTGTAGCCGGAAAACAGGAAACAGAAACTATTACAACAAATACAGAAATTACTTGGTGATAACATGAAAAAAGTTGAGGTCAAAGTAGTAATTGGAAGTAACTATGGTGACGAATGTAAAGGATTGGCAACACATTATTTCTCCGCAGAAGCCGCAAAAAATGAAAAGAGTTGTCTTAATGTTTTGTTCAACGGTGGTTGCCAAAGAGGTCATACCGTAGAAACAAAAGATACTCAATTAAGGCATATTTTCCATCATTTTGGAAGTGGTACATTCGATGGTGCTTATACCTACTTTGACCAAAACTTTATTGTAAATCCTATTTTCTTCTGCATAGAAAAAAGTAATCTTAACGACATGGGATATTCACCAATTTCCTATATTTCTCCTGAGTGTAAAGTATCAACGCCATATGACGCATTTTTGAATCAAATCATAGAAGCTAATAGGGGCGCTAAAAAACATGGCTCTTGTGGGTTGGGAATTTGGGAAACTCAAAAAAGATACAAAAACTCACACTTCAATTTCTCATATATAGAAATGGCAAAAATGAGAGAAAAAGATTTATACTTTTATTTGTGGAGTATTGCACATATTTATTTTCCTGCAAAATTATTGGAGTATGGAATCGAAGAAATCCCGCCTGAGTATATGACATTGATTGATAGCAAAGAACTAATCAATAGATATATTGCAGATTTCCAGATGATGAAAAATAGTGTAATTGTTTCTACGTTTGAAGAAATAGCGCAATTATACGATGTCATTGTGTTTGAAGGAGCACAGGGTTTATCATTGGATGAAAACAATATGGCAGAATATCCAAATGTAACCGCAAGTAGCACAAAATCAAAAATACCTATTGAACGTTCAAATTCCCTTGATGGTAACGTTGAAATATGTTATATTACACGGTCTTATTTTACGCGGCACGGAGTTGGTAGACTGCCTGATGAATGTGATAAATCTAAAATAAACCCAAACATTGAAGATTTAACAAATGTTCATAATGATTATCAAGATTATATTCGTTATGCTCCGTTTAATTGTGTGGATTTTTGTGAAAGAGTAATGATGGATTCAATATTGGCTAAATGTATATCGACCAATCCAGTTAAAACTTCTATTTTTGTTTCTCATTTGAATTATACAGATGGTGAAATATTCGGGGATTGTACAATAGATGATTTGGCAAAGAAATTTGATATAACATATCGTTCATCAAGTAAATACGCAGAGGATGTTATTAAATGAAAAACGAATACACTATGCCAACATTCCAGAAGGAAAAAGTAAAAATAACAAATACAGTTCTTTCAAGTGATGTTGAATATTTTAGTAGTTATATTGCAGGTGGCGATGATTGGGGCGACCCGATTTTCGACCCTGACGACGAAATTAATTGGTGAGTTAAATGAGAACAATTAACCCAATATTTACAAGTTTTTCCGTTGTTTCAATGAAAGCAGTAATAAATTACTGCAAAACGTTTCCGTGCTTTAAGGCTTTGGTCGTTTGCAAGAATTTACAGGAAATGGCTATTTTCTTTACCGATGTTCCTACGAAAGAATTTTTTGGCGGCAAGGTTAGAATTGACCGGATTAACGGCAAAATAAATATATCATTTGACAATGGAAGTTGTATAGACTTCTTAATATCAAGTGGCAATTTGATTGGGCGCAGGGTCAATGCTGTGCTTTATTCTAACAACATAAACCAAGACACACTATATTCGGCGTATAGCCCAATGCAAGTTCCTTATTATTTGACGGAGAAACAATGAAAAGGTGGCTATTAACACTTGAAGGATTCCGTTATCAACCAAAGATTTATGCTGAAACTGCCGAAAAAGCTGCAAATTTTTTCATAAATGAGAAAGTTATTAAAGTTGAGCCATATACGGACACTTCTTTTATGGATTCAATATCCGAAATAAAACGTAAATCTGAGCTTATCGCAGTTCAGTATGTATCAGATAATCGTACACGTCAATGGTATAAAAGTGTTCTGTCGGATGGCACATTAAGAATAAGACTTTATAAAGACTTAAACGATAATACATTTTATGATATTGCAGAATATCAATTTATGCCAAACGGAAGGCTTATTTATCCTTGCACGTTTACTTGCTCAAATCCAAAGGATGTTTGCAAATTGTTTTTGGCTTCTCAAATTTCTTGTGAAGTGGTTTCGTATAGATTTTATGGTCAACCGAAGTTAGCTAAACCATCAGAATTAAAAGGCATTAAACAGAGTTTTTCAGCGGATTATATTCCAAAGAAATGTTCTTACCCTTGTTTTGTTGCCGGTGATGATTTGTGGATTAAACACAGAGATTTCTTTTCCGCTTCACACAGACCATCAGACCCAAAAGATAATGGAACGCCATTGATATATCGTGCCAAAAAATATTTCAATATGGATTTAAGTAGCAAAGAAAAATTCATATATTCTGACTGTTGGGGAGGCATTGTTCTCCGCAACGAAGCGTGGATTGTGTTCCGAAATTTCGGGCAAGTAATCCGGCGCGACCGACACCAACCAATACAAAGTTTGATTAAAGCATTTCTTAAAGCAGATGTTTTAATCAAGTATAATATAGATTCTTTATCAAATGATTGGTATAGATTTTTTGAAGATGTAATAAGAAAATATCAGTTATTCATAAAAGAGGAAACAGTATGAAAATTAAAATGGAATACAATGATTATGTTCTTCTCAAACCATTCGAGATTCAACAAAAAACCTCACTAATTGTAAACAATACAGATACCCCTTGTCTTGGCAAAGTCGCGGTTGATTATGAGATTTGGGGCGGCGAAACCGTATATGCTGTTGGTGAGATTCTGTTATTTGATGTAATGAAATCTCAAAAATATGTAATCGGCGGCGAGGAATATATTATCGTAAAAACAGAAAATATTATTGCAAAGGTGGATTCAGATGGCGAAAAAGATACTGTATAACGAGGACGCGCAAAAAGCACTTCAAAATGGCGTAAACACCGTTGCGGAATGTGTTAAGGTAACTCTCGGCGCAAAAGGTAATTTTGTTGGCTTAGATAGAGATTATGGTTCACCGCTTATCACTAATGATGGAGTAACCATAGCAAAAGAGGTTGTTCTGTCTGATGAATTTGAGAATATGGGTGCAAAGCTCGTATGTGAGGCTTCCTCAAAGACGAATAGCGATTCCGGCGATGGCACAACTACCGCTATTGTTCTTGCACAAGCACTGGTAAACAACGGACTTCAAACGGTAGCCAATGGTGAAAGTTCTGTTTTGGTTAAAAAAGGTATGGAGAAAGCTGTTGATGATGTGGTTAAATATATCAAAGAACACGCTATTCCTGTCCGTGGAGCAGACGATATTGCAAAGATTGCGACTATCTCATCCCGCGATGAACAGTTCGGCAAAATCATTGCTGACATTATCGAGAAGATGGGTAATGACGTTGTAATCACGGTCGAGGAATCCCACACTGGTAACACAGATTATGAGATTGTCAAAGGCTTGCAGTTCGATAAAGGCTATGTTGCACCTCATATGGTTACAGATGTCGAGAAAATGATTTGCGAGTACGACAATCCGCTCATTCTGATTACTGACCAAAAAATCACCAATATTCAGGACATTCTTCCCATTCTTGAAGAAGTGTCAAAAAGCGGCAGAGCGTTACTGATTATTTCTGATGAAATGTCCAATGAAGTAATGGGTACACTCATTCAGAACAAACTGCGCGGAGTTCTCAATGTAGTTTGTGTTAAGCCGCCCAAGTTTGGTGAAATGCGCGAGGCTTGGCTTGAAGATATTGCGGCACTCACTGGCGGCGTATTCATCAATAGTAAGCACGGAATGAGTTTGAAAGAGGTTGAAACGCACCAACTTGGTTCGGCACAGAAAATTAAGGTTGATAAGGACACAACCACGATTATCGGCGGCACGAACAATCCTGATATTATCCAAAACAGAGTTTCTTCAATCCGCGCGGAGCTTGAAAAAGCAACATCCGAGTTCGACAAGGAAAAGCTGAAGGAGCGTATCGCAAAACTGACGGGCGGCGTGGCTGTCATTCGTGTCGGTGCTTCAACAGAAGTCGAAATGAAAGACAAAAAGTTGAGGTTAGAGGATGCACTTGCGGCGACAAGAGCTGCTATTGACGAGGGTATTGTACCCGGCGGCGGTATTGCACTTCTTAATGCTTGCGATGAATTGCAAAGAAATAAAATTTATGATTATGCCGAAGATTATTTGGCAGGAAATGAAATTGTAATCGAGGCATTGCAAGAACCGTTTAAGAATATTGTAGAAAATGCGGGTTGTGACTACAAAGAACTATACTCGACATATATGGCGAATAAAGGTAAGAAACCACATTGTTATATTAAGAATTGTGGATTTGATGTAATGACAAATAAGTTTGTTGATATGATTGAAAACGGTATTATCGACCCCGCGAAAGTTACCCGTACGGCACTTCAAAACGCTTTGTCTGTGGCTACAATGATTATCTCAACAAAGGTATTGATTTCAGAAGATAAGGAAACCAAAGAATAAGAAAAGAGAAATGCAATGAAAATTGTTAATACACATACTGGCAAAATATATGTTGACACCGACAGAAAGTTAGAGTTCTTAACCGTTGGTGATTATGGCAAAGAAAATAATATTAAGGCTGATTTCCTCGGATTAACCAAAGAAATCAATGGCGTGGCAAATACAGAAGTTGATTTATCCGATAAATGGGTTGCTACCATCAGCACACAAAAGGGCTGCCCTATGAATTGCCAATTTTGCGATTGCCCCAAATATGGATTTTATGGTAATGCTTCTATTGATGATATGTGCTATGAAATTGAGCAAATATTAAAGGGCGAAACCGTAAAGGAAACAAAAAGATTCAATGTGCATTTCGCAAGAATGGGAGAACCGACATTTAATAAAAATGTCTTGGCTTTTGCAGAATCCTACCTAAAACCTCTTGTTGGTGAGTATATCAAAGCAGATACCATTCATCCAGTAGTTTCAACAATGCTCCCGAAGAATAATCCCAAACTTTTTGATTTTATTACTGAGTGGTGTTATATCAAAAACAACGTATATAACGGTGAAGCCGGGCTTCAATTTAGTATTAACAGTACGGATGAGGCTCAAAGAAAAACACAATTTGGAAATAAAAGTTTAGCACTTGCTCAGATTTCGGAGTTTGCTCGCACACTTCCTATGCCGAAAGGTAGAAAATACACATTGAATTTTGCGGTTACTGCGCAGACAATCCTTGATGCAAAAGAACTTTCAAGACTATTCGACAAAGATAAATTCATCGTTAAGATTACTCCAATTCACGAAACAAATTCTGCAATTAAGAATGGGTTTGATGTAGCTACTTCTTATACAGATTATGATGTTTACAGAAAGTTCGAACAGCCCCTACTTGATGAAGGTTGGGATGTAATTGTGTTTGTTCCAAGTAAAGAGGAAGATAGCGACAGAATTACTTGTGGAAATGCTTTAATTGCAAATGAACAATAAAACCAAAGAGGAAAAAGAATTTGACAGTAATTAAGAACACCCCCCGAGCAAAACTCATTTGCGGAGAGTGCGTAGAGCAACTAAAATTACTTGATGATAATAGCATTGATTTGATTGTGTGCGTTAGAGGAAGTGCTTAAAAACTATATTGAGAATCAAGGTTAAGGTGGCGACAGCGAATGTTAAAAGCATACAAGTATAGGTTATACCCAAATAAAGAACAAAAAATACAAATTACCACGACATTTGGCTGCTGCCGTTTTGTATATAATCAAACATTAACCTATCGAAAAGATATTTATGAACAGGAAAAGAAATCGTTAAGTAAAATCGACTGTAATAATTACTGTAACAGGGAGTTAAAGGTGCATTATAAATGGCTGAAAGAGGTAGATAAATTTGCTCTTACTAATGCTATTTATAATATGGATAGTGCTTATCAAAAGTTTTTTAGGGAACATACTGGATATCCGAAATTTAAGAGTAAGCACGATAATCGAAAATCATATAAAACCAATTTTACGAATGGGAATATAGCGGTAGATTTTGACAAAAATAAAGTAAAATTGCCAAAATTGAAATGGATAAAGGCAAAACTTCATAGAAGGTTTAATGGTGTTATAAAATCAGCGACGATATCACAAACTCCGAGCGAAAAATATTATGTATCATTTCTTGTAGAAACAGTTCATAAAACATTACCGCGTGTTAATAATGAAATTGGTTTGGACTTGGGTATCAAAGATTTTTGCATAACATCAAATGGCGAGATATACAAAAATCCGAAAAATTTAAGCAAGTACAGAAGATTGCTAATAAAATTACAGCGTCAGTTGGCACACAAGAAAAAAGGCAGCAACAATTATCATAAAGCAAGAGTAAAAATAGCAAAATGTTATGAAAAAATAACAAATCTCAGAAAAGATTATTTGCATAGAATTTCTTTGAAAATTGTCAGCGAAAACCAAGTGATAGTAACAGAGAACCTGCAAGTACAAAATATGATGAAAAATCATCGTTTAGCAAAATCCATTGCCGATGTTTCGTGGTATGAGTTCACAAGACAGATTGCTTATAAATCTGAGTGGAATGGTCGTATTTATTAAAAAATAGACACTTTCTTCCCAAGTAGTCAGTTATGCTCGTGCTGTGGTTATCTTAACCCCGAAACAAAAGATTTATCTGTTCGGGAATGGATATGCCCAAGTTGCAAAACAATACATAACAGAGATGTTAATGCGGCGAAAAATATCCTTTCAGAAGGACTCAGACTATTATCTTGATAAAAGAATAGTAGGGACGGTTCAGCCCGAATTTACGCCTGTGGAGTTAGTAGGTTACGAGGACGATGAAACAGGAAGCCCATTAGTTTTAGACAATGGGTAGTTCACTACATAATGTTCTTCCGCAAGGGCAAAGGCATTAAAATCAATCATTGCGGGACGAGCGATATTCTATCTTATCCCAACATAAAAACTAAAGACGAAAACGGCAATAATCTGCACGACACAGAAAAGAACGTTGACCTTATGGAAGTCTTGGTTAATAATTCCTCAAAAGAGGGAGAAATTGTTTTAGACCCGTTTATGGGAATTGGCTCAACTGGAATCGCGGCAGTTAGAAACGGTCGTGAGTTTATTGGAATTGAAATTGATAATAAATACTATGATATTGCTATGCAACGTATAAAGAAAGCGAGTTAAATAATGACTACAAAATGTTGTTGGGCGCAAGCGGAGCGGGATGGAGATATATTTACTTGCCCAGTTTGCGGAAAGAAAATTGATGTGGGAGAAAAATACATTGTTAAATCCCATAAAAGAATAGGTGGGCAAAGACGAGCTAATTTACACGCCGGTTTTGAAGATGGCGCGAACTGCTGGTTGAATCCAAGTGATTTCCAAGTTGGTAACTGTGGCAGAGTTTATATTGAATTTACCAATGGCGAAGTACATACGATTACAACGTCCGGGGTTCAACAGTTGGACTTTGACGGAAAGACCTTAACGGTTAATACATATAATACTGTTTATGTATTTGAAAAAGCAGAAAAATAAATAGCACTTCCAAAACGGAAATGCTAATTGATAAATAGTATTTATTGTAGGGTTTTATATTTAACAACATTTACAATATCGTTTTCCCAAGCAGTTTTCCTATGGTTTCTCAGCCATATCTTATACTCCTTGAGGCGTATATCAGAGGCTTCTGCTGACAAGCCAAATGTGTTTTGAATATCCCGCGCGGATTGTATCTCAAACGCCTTAAACAAAGGTAATGGAGATAACAATGTCACCGCAAAATAGTCAGCTTCAATTTCATAATCTTGGTTATTGATTTGTGCGAATGAGTTCTCAGCAATTTTATCCACGGCAGACAGAATGTGATGTCCACAAACGATATGACCTATTTCGTGGGCTATCGTCCATCTGCGCCGACCATAATTGCTCGTTTCAGCCAAGTTCACCAATATTAAATATCGGTTAGTTTCCACGTCATAATGCGTGCAGCCGGACTTGCTTTGACACAAGGCAATAACGTCATTGACTGAACAATGATTGATGTCAGCAAACTTCTGGTATGACATTAGTTTGCAGTTTGGTATTAGAGATAAAACCTCATTCAAATCGAGCGGATATGTAATTCGCGGGAGTTGAGAATAGAGTTTTAATACCAAATTGTTGATATAAATTCTTCTAATCAATGGTTATAGTCCTCCTATTATTATACTTCTATTATTAGTATAACAAATTAGGTGGGCGATAAACAGGACAATGCTCAATCGTTTTCCTCAAAAGCATAGCCAAAGGCAAGTTTAATCATTTCGAGTGATTTGGTTTGGTCTTGCGGAGTCATTCGTTCCTTGCCGCGCTGCAAGGTGATAATATACTCATCGCCAAGCAGTTCTGAGGCGGGAGTTCTGACATCCGTTCTTCCGAGCAGATAATCAACTGACACATTAAAGTATGTGGCGACTTTAGCTATCTTATCTGCCGAAGGAGTAGATTGTCTCCATTTTCTAATGACAGAGTTGCCCATTCCTAAATCGCTTTCTAATTTGTTGATTGTTATTCCGCGCTCGGCACAAAGCTCCACAATTCTTTGATACAATACGCTATCCATAATAATTCTCCTTTATCGAGAAAATAATCTCGAAAAACTATTGACATCGAGAGAATTTTCTGATAATATATACACATTGAGAAAATAATCTCGAATTATCAATATTATACAGCCTATTTTCTCAAAAGTCAATATGCAGGAAGGAAGTTTTTTATGTTTTACGCAAAATTTAGAGGAATTGAGAATAGTGATGTCGCAGAATTTCAGACAGAACAGCAGAGGGATGAATGGGTAAACTTCCAAGATGAGTTCAGCCGCGACTTTGACACTACGGTTGACAACTGCGTTTTTGGGCGGGAAAAACTGACAAACGAGGACGAAATAAAAAGCGTGGTTGAGAATAAGAATATCCCGACCGCGCAAGATGAAATTCTACCTTACATAAAATGGTATTTAAGGAGTAACATATGCTGAAAAACAAATTAGAGAGTTTACTTTGGTCGCTGGAAATGATTAAGCGTTCTGCCGGAAGTGAGAGAGGCTGTGTTCTGAAAGATACTGGCGGCTTTATCCACGATGGGCAGGTTGACGATTTAATTACTCTTGTTAAAGAAAGAATGTTCGCGGATAACGCATTTCCGAGCGGAGTTAAAACTGTGTCTATGTCAGAACCCATTAGCTCGATGAAGGATTTTGATAAATTGGTTATGACAAAGAATTTTGGCGGGACTTATAGTGTCGAAATCAAGAAAGATAATACGGTCGCGTCTATTCCCAAAGCGGCTCTTAAAAATCAGATTGAGCTTGACGTATCGGGTATAGAAGTTTCGAGCGAAAAAGGAATTAAGTGTTCTTTTGAAAAGGAGATTTCCTATGGCTATTAAAGGCGCGATTATTGGAGATATTATCGGTTCGCAGTTTGAATTTCACAATATATATGCAGACAAGAAAATAGCACCACAAGATATAGTGGTATATGCAAATAAAGACACAATATGTTGTGGTTATAATGACAATAAAACAGCTATTTTATTGACAGATAAATGCGAGTTTACCGATGATACCGTCCTTACTTTGGCTACAAAGTATGCTATTCAGCATAATAAGCCGTTTGCCGAGGTTTATGCCAAATTCGGCAAAAAGTACCCTCACAAGGGATTTGGCGGGATGTTTTTGGATTGGCTCGATACCGACCATACGCAACCATATAATAGTTTTGGCAATGGCTCGGCAATGAGAGTTTCTTACATCGCCGACTACTATGATGACATAGAAGATGTTGTTGCTAATGCCCGACGTTCGGCAGCTTGTACTCATAACCACCCCGAGGGAATATTAGGAGCAGAGGTTACGGCAGCTTGTATATGGTTTGCGAAGAATGACAGAACTAAAAAGCAAATTTTGGAATATGCTATTGCTCAATATCCAAAAGAGGAATATGCGTATAGCCCCGAAATTCCTCTTGCTCAAATGAGGGAATATTATCATTGGGATGTCACTTGTCAAGGTTCTGTTCCGGCAGTTATTCGCTGCATTTACGAAGCAAACAGTTACACCGAATTTATCCGCAATGTGTTAAGTTTGAAATGCGACACTGATACATTGTGCGCTATTGGCGGCGGGATTGCGGAGGAATTGTTTGACAATTCTGCTGACCCGATTATGACTCAAGCAGACGAAATCTTGAAAAAATACCTTGACGATTATCTTCTAAAAATTTTTTTAGAAAATTAAAGGAAATAGCAAAAAACATATTGACATAACTATTACAAAAATGTTACAATATAGGTGAAATAAAAATGAGTGTTAAAGAATTACTGAAAAGCAAAGAATATGATTTTTTGCGGGATGACCCAAATCTCGGCGATAACGTTATTCTTCTTGGATATGGCGGCAGTTACGCTTACGGAACGAACAATGAAGATTCCGATGTAGACATTCGCGGAATAGCCACAAATACTTCAAGAAATATTCTTACTGGGCGAGATTTTGAACAAGTTGTTGATGTTCAGACAGATACGACAATTTATTCATTTGATAAAATTGTAAAGTTGCTTTGTTCCTGTAACCCTAACACCGTGGAGATTCTTGGACTTAAACCAGAGCATTACTTTTTACTTACAGATGTAGGAAAGAAATTGATTGATAATAGTCATTTATTTTTATCTAAAAAAGCTATATATTCATTTGGATGCTATGCTTCAAACCAACTCCGTCGCCTGGAGAACTTCTGCGCGAGATTAACAAGCCAATCTCAATTAGAAAAGCACATTCTCAAAAGTATCGAACACGCCTCAGTCGATTTTAAGGATAGATATTTCGATATGCCGGAAGATGCGATTAAATTGTACATTGACGAATCTCCGCGAGATGACTACGAAACAGAAATCTTCTGCGACGTAACATTGAAGCATTATCCACTCCGCGACCATAAAGGTATGCTGAATGATATGGGAAAAATCATACAGCAATACAAGAAGATGGGCAAACGCAATGAAAAAGCGCAAAGTCATAATAAGTTGGCGAAGCATATGATGCACCTTGTCCGACTTTATCTTATGGCTTTTGATATTCTTGAAAAGGGCGAAATCAATACCTACCGCGAAAAAGACCACGATTTTCTTATGGATATTCGCAACGGTAAATATCTCGACGACAATCAGCAGCCGACCAAAGAGTTTTATGAAATCGTTGATGAGTTAGAAGCCAAACTTGATAAACTCAAAGATACGACAGATTTGCCCGACACGCCCGATATGGATAAGGTTATGGATTTGGTCGAGGAAATCAATGGCGACGTGGTTAATAAAAATGTATTGCCGTATTGAATGTAGGTGAGTAACCATATGACAAGAGAAGAAGTATTACAATTTACAGGTTTGAAGAAAAGATTTTGCAAGGATTGTAACTTGCCTATTAATCTTTTTGACGAACCTTATTTTACGCAAAGGCTCAAAGCACTTGATGTTCAGTTTGATTGCGTAAAGAAGTTCGATACGTTTTGCGCGGATTTAGAAAAATACGATACCGAGCAGGAATATTTTGAGTATTACAACACCGTCAAGGATAGCGTTATCAATATGATTAAGGATAACACAGAATATATGAAGTTCCTTAATGACGATTTCGCGGACGTGAGGGTTGTAACCAAAAATATTACGTTGGGTAACAAAAATCTTTATATCGAGGGAAATCAGGATAAGACTTTCATTTCTATTGATATGAAGAAGGCTAACTTTTCCGCGCTCAGACACTACTCTCCCGCGATTTTCAAAAACGTGGAAACTTGGGAACAGTACATCGGCTTTTTTACTCCGAGTGAACACATAAGAAATAGCAAATATATTCGTCAAGTTATTTTGGGCGCGTGTAATCCAAAAAGACAGATTACATATGAACGTTATCTTATGACAATGCTCTATCTGCATATCAAGAGTGAACTTGATGGTAAGGTTAGTTTTTACAGTTTGGGCAACGATGAAATCATTATCTCAGTTGCCGGCACGAGCGTTTCCGCAAAAGAAATCAAAACTGCAATCGCAACTTGTCCGCAAAAAATCGGTGAGTTAGTCCGATTTGAGATGTTCGACTTGCAAAAGGTTGGCGATTATGGTTGGATGAAGGTTATCTATGACGAGCCTGAGAGAGTTGAATTTAAGACTATTAATGCCGACATTTATCACCAAATCGTAAAACATTACTGGAATATGCCGATTACCGAAGATGACCTTGTATTCCGCTATAATGGCGTTTTGGCAAGATTTTTAGAGGAAGTGAAAAATCCGTGGAAATAAAATTACCTATGCCTGTACAATTTATTCTTAATCAGTTGAACGACAACGGATATGAAGCATATGTTGTCGGAGGTTGCGTTAGGGATTCTATTATGGGCTTTACTCCGCACGATTGGGATGTTTGCACTTCCGCTCTGCCCGAACAGGTAATTGATGTTTTCAAGGATTACAAAGTAATTCCCACAGGTATTCAGCACGGCACAGTTTCCGTGGTTTTGGAAGATACCGTTTATGAAATAACCACATACAGAGTTGACGGAGAATACAAGGATAATCGTCATCCCGACAGCGTGGAGTTTGTGTCAAATCTTAAAGAAGATTTAGCCCGCCGCGATTTTACAATCAATGCTATGGCTTATAACGACAAGGATGGACTAATTGATTACTTTGGCGGTATTGATGACATTAAGCATAAGTTCATTCGTTGCGTTGGATTGCCGAAGAAAAGATTTTCCGAGGATGCCTTGCGGATTATGCGAGCCTTGCGTTTTGCTATGGTTTTTGGGTTTGATATTGAGGGTAGAACAAGTTTTGCTATGGATATTCTCGCGGATAATCTAAATCAGATTTCTATTGAGAGAATCAATGCTGAAATCACGAAAATGTTGTCTTGTTTGTGTGATAAACCATTAGTAAACCTATTGTTTTATAGGGAAGTTGGCTTTAATAAACAAGAGTATAATCATTATCGTGTATTATACTTGAAAATGCTTAAATACCTTCATATCATAAACTACAAGATTAATGCGGTTGATTATATTGAGAAATTCCGCAGGATTGCAAAGTATAGTGATAGTTTCTTACTAAACCTTGCTATTACTTTTGATAGCCCACAGATTGAGGAAACGCTTATTTGGCTAAGATATTCCAACATTGTTATTGCAGGAGCAAAAGAGATTTATACGTTAGGGCATTATCTTGTGGATGAGGCGGACGAATGGCGATTTGACGATTTGACATATCACGCGCGGAAGTTGCTGGCAAAAATTGAGCATAGCGATTATAATGATATTATTAGTTTCGCGGAGTCGTTATGCGATAATGCAAGCAATAGCCGACAAATAAATATATCTATAAGTCTTGGTACATTACGTGCCAATGTTGCTCAATGTATAGAGAATTGTGACGTTTACTCCTTGAAATATCTTGCAATCAATGGGAACGACCTAATTGAGCTTGGTTATAAAGGAAAGCAGATAGGCAAAATACTGAATAAATTGCTCGACCTTGTAATGGGGGATAGGATTAAGAATACCCGCGCGGAGTTGCTACAAATAGTAAAGGATGGTAAACTCAATGCCGGAATATAAATGTCCTAAATGTGGCTGCGAAAAAGTTTATGCAAAGCCTCAAGGTCGAAGAATGGGTGTCTATTGCGCGGATTGTAATACTTGGATTCGTTTTACGACCTATAAAAAAATGAAAGACATCTATAACAACTTAGATGAAGAAAATCTCAATGACGAGGTTTCAGTCCGCAAAATCAAGAAACTCGGCAATGTAACAAGAATGTATTGCTCTAAATGTCAATGCTTGTTATATAATTCAAATTATCCAAAAATCGAAGGTCAGTTTGATTTAGTCAATGCTAATTTTTGTCCAAGATGCGGGAGAAAGCTAATTTAATTTTTTTTGCATTTAATATAAATACCACAAAACATTATAAACGAAATGAGGAAAACCAAATTGAGATTGACAAATAAATGGATTAACGGCGATTGCCTTAAAGAATTAAAGAAATTACCCGACGAAAGTGTACATCTTATTATTACTTCACCACCCTATCATAACTTAAGAGTTTACAGTAACGACCCTTGTGACCTGTCAAATTGCGAAAGCTACGAGGAATATTATTATCTGCTTGGGCTTGTGATTAAGGAATGTGAACGTGTGCTGATTCCGGGCGGTAAGTTTGTAATGCAATATGAAGATTATAACTATACTATTGGTCGTGATGGCAAAAGCGGTCAAGAAAGTTTGACTGGTGACATTGATAAGATTTTCAAAGATTGTGGATTTTCGCTCTGGACGAAGTGTTTCTGGCGCAAATATTCAGCCCAAAGAGCTATGCTTGCACAAGGGAATCTCTATTACAGGAATATGAAAGCAAGAGATACGATTCTTGCGGCAAATGTTGGATTTGTTTATGTTTATAAAAAAGAGGGAGATTGCGAAGTTATCAAGGCTTCTGATATTACTCTTGCTGAATGGGCTGATTGGGCTGACGGCGTGTGGAACATCTCAAACTCAGGCATTGGACACACAACGCCATTTGCGGAAGAACTTGTTAAAAGATGTGTTAAGTTGTGGTCTTGCCCCGGTGATACTGTTTTAGACCCATTTGCTGGTGCTGGAACAGTAAACAAAGTTGCCATTGAAAATCATAGAAATGCAATCGGAATTGAGTTAAAAAAGGAATTTTATGACCTTGCTATCAACGATAGATTTTCTAAATGGGACGATAACATTTTTGAAACTGATGATTCAGTAGACAAAATGAAGGAACGTTTTGCAGAGCAACTTGCGATTGGTAAAGAACAAAGTGAAAATGCTAAAGTTGCGAAAGAAGAACAGAAACAACTTGTTCAAAAGAAGAAAGATATTCGTGCAGAAATCAAGGAGCTTGAAACACAGTTAAAGGCTCTCGGCGTTAAAGCTAAAGAAATTAAGGAAATCAAGGATAATTCACTGAGGTTATTTAATGATTGAACTTGAAATTCCTGTTGAGCAAATACCTTATATTAGAACAATCGAAGGTAGAAAATTTAGAGATGGAAAATGGCAATTTCCTGATTCATCACTAAATAAGTTAATTCAATTAGGCTTGGTTTCATCAGATACTAAGCCTATTGAAAAGACTATGAAACAATATTCTTTATCGCCGTTTCTGCGTGATTATCAAAAAGACATTTGTAACAAAGCACTAAATGCTGAAAATTATGGTGTCTTTGCCGACACAGGTACGGGTAAAACCGTTATGGGTTTGGAAATAGCAAAATTTTACTCCAAGTCACTGATTTTGTGTCCTTTATCTGTAATAGAAACAGCTTGGATTGATGATTGCCGAAAATTTTACCCAAATAGAAAAATTATTAATGTTTGGGGAGTTTCAAAAGCAGAAAGGCTTAAACACCTAAATACCGAAGCTGATATTTATGTGATGAATTACGATAGCTTTAAGATACTTTACAACGAAATACGCAAAGCTAATTTTGATTGTATTGTGGTTGATGAAAGCAGCGTAATGAAAAATATGAAAAGCCAAATTACAACTATGCTTTTAGGCATTACGGATATTATACCTCATAAATTTGTAATGAGTGGTACACCAACACCAAACAGATTTGATGAAATCTTCCCACAAATGAAGTTTGTTAATGCAGAGATACTTGGAAACAACAAATATGGATTTCTTCAAACCTATGCACATCAATGTATGCAAGACCCACACGTTTGGTATCAAACAGACGAAGATAAGGATAAGTTTTATTCAAAATTAAGTGAACAATCAGTTTTCCTAAAGAAAGAAGATTGTTTAGACCTTCCCGAACAAGTCTTTGAAATCCGCAAATTTGATATGTCAAAAATTCAAAGACGCTACTATGACGATATTGAGAATGATATTCTTGAACATATCAATCAATGGAGCAAATTTGAGTTTACAGCTAAGTTAATGAAACTCCGCGAGGTCGTTAGTGGTTTCGTAATCAATAAAGACAAGACAATAACCACATTTGATAACGACAAAGAAAAGCTATTACAAGAAGTCGTTTCTGAAATTGGCAATCAACCGATTATTGTATGGTGTCAGTTTACGCACGAAATTGAATCACTTGCAAAGAAATTTAATGGCGTGGCATTAACATCTAAAACTAAAAATCGCGATGATATTATCCGGCAGTTTAAGGATAACAAAATCAATTTATTATTCACGCACCCAAAACTAATCGGCAAAGGTTTAACCTTTACTAATTGCACTTACAATATTTACTATTCTATGAGTTTTAGCTATGAAGAATTTAAGCAAAGTAAAGATAGGATTCACAGAATAGGTCAAGGCAATAAATGCACATACATAATTTTACAGGCTAATAACTCCATTGAAGAAAAGATTTACGATTGTGTTCAGCGAAAAGGGAATGCAGTTGATGAATTGTATCTTGAAATGGGACTAAGAAACGCGAGTTAGGAGATTGTTATGGAAATTATTAAAAAGGGCGATATTGGGCAGGTAATTGAATCAAAAATGTTTGAGTGCAAACGCTGCGGATGCGTATTCAAGGCAGAGCGCGGCGAGTACGAAAGCAAAATGGATTGCCGTAATGATATGTATTATCTTTGTGATTGCCCGACCTGCGGCAAGACGGTATATCAGAGTGAGGAATAATGCAGTATTTAGGCGGTAAAAGTAGAATAAGCAAAAGAATTGCGGAGGTTATAAATGCGCTATCAAGGCGGGAAATCGAGAATATCACGGCAGATTGCCGAGATAATTTCAATAACCTCTCCCGTAAATGCACGGGGGGAGAACTTTAATTAGCCTATTTTGTGGTTCTTGTTCGGTAGAGAGTAAAATTCAAGGATTTGACAGAATGATACTGAACGATAAACACAAATATTTAATAGATTTGCTTAAAGGTGTTCAATCTGGTTATGAATTGCCGGAACATATTTCAGAAGAACAATATAAATACATTCGTGAACATAAAGACGAAGATTGTGTGCTAACCGGATTTGTTGGGTTTGGTTGCAGCTTTGGTGGCAAGTGGTTTGGTGGTTATGCAAGAAATAAAACCAATACCAATTATGCTCTGCAAAGTAAAAGGTCATTGATGAAGGATATGGCAACACTCAAAGGTGCGGAATTTACTTGTCAAGATTATCGTGACGTTGAACTTCCACCTGATTGTGTGATATACGCAGACCCGCCATACAACAATACAACGGGTTATGGTCGTGAGAAATTTGATAGCGAGAAGTTTTGGGCATATACAAGAGGGGTTAGCAAAGACCATTTGATGTTTATTTCGGAGCAGACAGCTCCAGCGGATTTCGTGACGATTTGGGAAAGACCATTTACTCGCACACTTGATGTAAATAAGCAGAATCAATTTAAGGTAACAGAAAAATTATTTATACATAAATCGCAAGCAGAAAGGTTGAATTTGTTTGGAACTAACGAAGATAGAACGTAAAGCCGATGGCGCGATAACAAAAGAAACATTTACTTCTAACGAAGAAAATTATGAAATTTTATATCGCCAATGGGTAACTTCTGATGGTGTAAAATTCGTGAATGGACAATAGATGAGTACATAAGAGCTAATCCGAATAAAAACATTATCCTTCCGTTCAAAATAGACAACCGTGAAATTAATGTTGAAGCTCATTGTCAAGAGTTGCGACAAATTTATGCCAAAAAGAACGGTAAGAAATGCGTTTCTTTTTGTAAAAGCATTATCTACCCGTTAAAAGATAACAAGGGGTGATTCCGATGGGATTATTCAATAAACCAAAAGAGGAAGTCGAATTGAATTTTCATTGCGAAAAGTGTGGAACAGATTTTTCCCGAAATTTGGCGGATTGTGAGAAATCAGTCTATCCCGCGTTTGGCAATTTAGAAATGACATATTACTTCTCGCGCTGTCCTGATTGCGATAACAGAGTTTCCGTGAGGTATGACTAATGGCGTTTTGGAACACGATAGTCGAGGAAATGACGAGAGGTAATTTCTCTTTTGCGATTTTGATTGTTGGCGCGGCATAGTTGGTCGTAATGATAATCAATGTATATAAGAAAAGATAAAAGTTTCACCTCTATTTTAGAGGGTTTGGAACACGAAAAATGATGATAAAAGTGTGGTTTTATTGACATTTATAAAAGGAGATATGATTTATGAGCATTTATAAAAAAGTAAAAAGTTATTACAAGAATAAAAGAGAAGTATATGATTATTTGAAATGTGAAATTAATTGTGATACTGAGGTGATAAAGTATCTTGAAAATTTATTGTCAAATAAAGAATGTTCTGAAAAATCAACAAATTTTATCAAAAAAGGGTTGAATTTACACCAAAAAAGATTACAAGCAATAAAAGCGTATAAAAGAGAATTATCAAAAGGTAGCATTTTTTGTAATAAAAATCGGCTTAAAAAATTATCACAAATTTTATACTCAATCAAATTGCAATTAGAACAACACGAAAATCACAAGTATAACCAAGATTGGCGAAAAGATTATTATGGTGCAAACGCGTAATTAGTATTCCATTTCATTATAAAGGTTGGTGTCGGTTGATAAAATGTATATTCCAAGATTAACTGTTGCTTTATCCGATGATAAATCATCTTATATAGGAATAGACAAAGCGGACTTGACTAAAAAATATTATTGCCCTTGTTGCGGTGGCGAGGTATTTCCGAAAGCATTAAACAGTACGGTTATAAAAATGCACTTTTGCCACCGAAATAAATCTTGTAATAATGAAGATATTAGACATTTTCTTGCAAAGTGGGATTTCGTAAACAAAAGGCGTATTGATGAATTAAACCTTTCTTATAATAAAGCTGAAATAGAAAAATCATTTCAAACTAAATACGGAAAATATACCCCAGATGTCACTTTATATTTGGAAGATGGCACACAAAAATTTCTTGAAATAAAAAACACTAATCCCAAAACATCAGATTATATTTTGAAATGGTGCGAATTAGGCTGTGATGTAATTGAATATGATATAAAAAATAATAGGTTTGCTTATTTATTTTTTAATAAAGAGTTCTGTCAAAAGTATAAAATAACTAAAGGCGAAAAGTGCCAAAAAGAATTGTTAGAATATGTAAGAGATAATAAACTAAACGAGCAACGATTCAAAAGATTATATAAATTTTGGTTAGCTTGTAGAAGTAAATCATCAAATAAAGAATTAAAGTCTTTAATGTATGAAATGGATATAGAGGATTCAATATGGTGTATTTGTCAGTTAAACAGAACAAATTGTTGCACGGAAGCCACAGAATATCTTAATACTTTAATTAAAGAAAGATTATGCAATCTTTATCAAAGGGATATATTATATTATATTAGATATGATTTAGATTTGTATCAAAATATAGTATATGATAACGAGGGACGGGATATTAGTTGCCACATATTTGAGGATAGGGAATCAACAGAATGGTTTTATAAAGAAATTGATGAAGTTAATATGAGAATGTATATATATTACTTATCTTGCCTTGATGCGTATGATTATTCTGATATATATATTGATTCAACAAAAATATATTTAAGAATTTTATTTGAATATCTTTTGATGTATAAAAACAATAAATCTATTGTTGATATAAATAATGATGATATACAGGATTTTGAAAAATTTTTAAATACATTAAATATATCTTCAAAGCAACATCGTTGTATTATTGGCAGCTTATACGGAATGATTCGTTGGATGAATTTATTAAAAGAAGATAGTTTGGATAGAATTAACACATTGTGCAAAGATTATCACGGAGCACGTATTGGAACGGATTATGATGAAGTTTATGAAGAAACGCTTAAAAAATATGTAAAAATGAGCAATAAATTATTCCCAATAAAGAGCAATATGTTAATTGGCTCACAAATTACTAAAAATGAATTAAATATTTGGATGAGCTCTGAACATTATATGTTAAAAGATTTGGGAAAAGAATTATCAATTAAGGCAATGGAAACAATAGAAAAAATAATATTTGGAAAAAATATTTATAAGATAACAATAATTGATGAATTAATATCATTAACAAATTTAGATGTTGCCAAGTGTATAAATTATTTTAAATCATTAAACAAACAAGATATAAAAGAATTATCTCGTTTTATAAATTGTATTAATACATTAAATTACGGTGATTATTATACAAAATTAGAAAATATATTCGGAGGATTTTATGAAAGCAAATTTGAAATCAAAAAAGGTAAAAATTGATTGGAAAGTTCAGGCATTTTGTGATGAAGAGGAACGCAATGAACCTGAATGTGTAATTGAATATCGTACACTTGGCTATGACAAATTCGGAAAAGGTGAAATAGTTGTTATAGGTAGGGTCAAGAACGCAGAAAAAATTACTGCACTAATTAACACGTTTGGCAGAATGTTAGCAGAAGGTGAAAATTTCGATTCTGAATACAATCACTGTATTGATGACAAAAATGGAAATACAGAGTTTAAATTTGGAGTTGTCTACGGCGACTATGGCGACGGCGATAAATGGATTCAACTTTTGCCGGATTTTGAGTGGGGAATTTTCAAAGATTGTGATAGTGATGATTCAGAAGAACAAATTGTTTATCTGAACAATCGCAAATATGCTCTCCTTGAAACTGAGAAAGGCAAAAAGGAACTTTGTCGTGTAGATAAACTTGTATGGAAATCTTTTGTTGATGATAAAGTAGATATTTTTGACGATTCTTGGGAACTTGGTTATAAAGATGGAGATTATAAAAATTGTGCTTTAGATAACCTTTATTTGTTAGAATCAAAAGAATAAATAAAACGGAAGTTTGATTGACTATGAAGATAACTAACTAATGCGGAAAGGTAGAGGATATGGAAACAGTTAATAACTCCGGCGAAAAAGCCAAATGGGTAAAATCAGAAATTCCGGGCGAAGAATATGTATGCTCTTTGTGCGGCGGTGCTTGCTGGTATTATGATGTAGAAAAGAGCGTTGCTCAAAGTAGATTTTGTCCGAATTGCGGCGCAAAAATGTCAAGGTCAGATGAGTTTGTTGATGTCGATGAACTCATTGATTTATGTGAGAATCCTTCTAATATCAAACTTTCTCTGAACAGAAAAGCACAAAAACAAATTGCAGAATGGCTGGGAGAATATAAGGTGTTACTAAATAGAAACACCGAAATGAAAGTTGCTTATATGACAAATGAACTTAACGATGGAATTTTGCGCGGGAAATGCCCGAAGTGCAGCACGGCGGTATCAAGCAGAGAAGATATTAATTTTTGCGGGACTTGCGGACAACGTTTGGGGTGGCGTATATGGTAGTTTGGAATAGTGCTAAAAATCCGCCGAAAACTGACTACGAAAAATTTCTTGTTTTGGTTAGAGCATATGGTGGCGAAGGTTTATATCATAAAATAGCTTACTATGCTCACGACTTGCATAAAGTTAATGACTATGATTTTTGCAGCAAAAACGGAAAGAGCGGTTGGTATGATTACAGTTCAGAATGGGGATATTATGAGATTGACGGTGTTGAGTTTTGGATGGAATTGCCCGAGCCGCCGAATCTGAAGGATGGAGAGATAAAATGATAAGTATTGAAAAATTTGTGATTAACGACCACGAGTTTTGCCTGACAAACAAAAAGTTTGTTACGCGCAAACTCAGTTACGATAGAGTTAATTACGACAACGGTTTGAGAGTGCCGGTCGAGAGATGGGATAGCAACTTGTATTTAGAGTTTGAGGATGAATTTGGAAACAATGTTTGCTATTTCAGTTTTGATAATTATGACCTTGAACTGTTGTGCGACAAAACATTCATTGATATTTTGTCGGAGATGACTACGAAATATGCCGACAAATTTACGGGTAGAGATACGCTGTTCGATGTAAGCAGAATCGAAGAAGATTTTGTTTTGGCAATTTATCCGAAACTTATGCAGAACAAGCGCGAGTACGAAACATTTGAGCGTTTCTACGACAGATTTTACGACGAGGATTACGACAAATATGAAAAAGACTCTGAGGAAGTTACGTTTAGCGTAAAGAGTTTCGAGCAATATGAAAATAATTGAGGTCGAAACATTAGAAGATATTATCTGCCCAAATTATTATGGCTGCGATGCTTATAAATGGTGCGTAGAAAACAATGAATTTCATATCGGTGCAAAATCCGGCGAACGTTTTTACATAAATTTTAGCAAAGAAACACGTTTGTCGGGAAAGCGCGAAACAAAGGGTTTTATGAAAATCTTAAAAGGCGAAAACTCTAAGTGGAGCAAAGATATGTTATTGTTTGATGCCATTGATAAATGCTTAGAATATAAACGTAGCAATGGAGTTCGGGCGGATATACGAAAATTAAGGTTAATAAGAGAATTATAGCAAAATAATTCTAAATAAGAAAAAAGTAAACCCTCTAAAATAGGGGGTTTGCGAACGAAAAATTGACGATAAAATAGAATTTTTATCGACATTCCGCGATTATAAAACCTCAATTATAGAGGAATTAAACTTCGCGGATTGCCAATATATCATTTATACGAAAAAAGAAAGGTTAGTAAAATAGAGGATTTATGACGGATAATAGCAATAAAAATTCTAATTCATCAGAAAACTTTACTGCCGACCATCTGAAATATCTCCAATCTATGCCGTTGAGCATAAAAATTGGGTTGACCAAAAACAGAATCCGAGAGTGGTTGAGAGAATATGATGCCTATGTATCATTTAGTGGCGGTAAAGATAGTACGGTTTTATTACATATAGTTCGGCAACTTTATTCAAATATTCCTGCGGTATTTATTGATACAGGACTTGAATATCCCGAGGTAAGAGAGTTTGCATTAAGCCAAGATAATGTTGTACGGCTCAGACCGGAAATGAATTTTCGCAAGGTTATTGAAACTTATGGTTATCCTTTGATTAGCAAAGAGGTTTCTCAAAAAATATGCACGGCGAGAAATAGTCCAAATAGCGTATGTGCCAAAAGATTTATCCCGAATAACGAACACGCTCAAAAATATGGGCGGCGATATTCAATGGAGAAATGGAATTGGCTCAAAGATAGCAACATCCCGATTAGTTCTAAATGTTGTGACATTATGAAAAAGAAACCCGCCAAAAAATATGAAAAGGAAACCGATAGAAAACCTATTGTTGCAACAATGACTTGTGAAAGCCAAAACAGAAAAACAGCTTGGTTGCGTAACGGTTGCAACTCTTTCGATAGCGTAAGACCAATATCTCAACCTATGAGTTTTTGGACGGAGCAAGATGTTCTTCAATATCTCAGAAATTACGATATTCCTTATGCTTCTGTTTATGGTGAAATAAAAGAAGATGAAAACGGCAAGTTATATACTACTGGCTGCGATAGAACGGGTTGCGTTTTCTGTGGATTTGGCTGTCACCTTGAAAAAGAGCCAAACAGATTTCAAAGACTCAAGCAAACGCATCCGCAACTTTGGGAGTATTGTATGAAAGATTGGGAAAATGGCGGGTTAGGAATGAAAAATGTTTTGGAATATATAAATGTAAAAACGGAGTAATTAAATGAAAACAGTTAGTTTTCAGTCATTTGTAGGCAGTCAATTTGGAATTTTTGTGCTTGCAATTATTATAATTATATGCGGTTTTATTTTATATACAACAAAACCAGATGGATTTGGTACAAATAGATTTTGCGGAAGTCTTGGTATTTTAAGTGGAATTATAACTTTATTTCTTGCAATCTTTTATCATTTTATTTTTTTATAGTGAAAGGAAATCACACAAAACAATGAAACTGAAAACGATTTTAGTTGATATGGACGACACCTTAACTTGGCTGTTGCCGGTTTGGGTCAAACACTTAAACCAAAAGCATAACCTCAACGTCGATTGGCGCGATATTAAAGAGTGGGATATGGCGTTAGCGTTTCCAACTCTTTCCCGTGAACAAATCTATGAACCTTTAGCCACAGAAGAAATATGGGACGAGGTAACTCCGCGCGAAGGAGCAGTCGAAGCCTTGACTTGGTTACACGAGTGCGGCTTATACGAAATCTTTATCTGCACTTCCACGGATTATCGCAATGTCAAACCAAAATACGAAAAGGTTATCCGCAAGTATTTTCCGTTTATCGACTGGAATCATTTCATTGTGATTTCCCGCAAGCAGATGGTGCAAGCCGATTTCATAATTGACGATGCACCACACAACTTGGTTAATGGTTGTCAAAAGCATAGAATTTTGATAACTATGCCGCACAATAAGGATTTTGACATAGAAGGAGCGGGAATTGAACGAGCCGATAATTGGAACGATGTTCGATTATTGGTTCATTACAATTTCATATTGGATAGTACAAATGGTAGTGGATATTTATAATACAGACAATCGTTATGATTTGATTGTCGCAGACCCGCCGTGGAAGCAAGCTCGTGGACAGGGTAAGAAAAAGGTTCGCCCAAATAGTAGTGGAGTTCCGCTCGATTATCCTGTCTGTTCTCTTGATGAAATCAAGGAGCATTTAAGACAAGCCACGTCACTTGCACGGGGGGAGAACTCAATTTTATTTTTGTGGACGATAGACAAGTATCTGTTTGAAGCGCAGCAGATAGCAGAAGAACTCGGATATAAGTTACACGCAAGAATGATTTGGAATAAAGTCACAGGTATTCCCGCAGCATTTACAGTGAGATACGGTCACGAATACTTACTCTATATGTACAAGGGCAAACTTACTCCTGTGGCTACCGAAGAAAGAGGAAAGATACATACTGTTTTTACCGAGAAAGTTCAACGTCACAGTCAAAAGCCGGAAGTTTCTTATGAAATTATAGACCGACTTTATCCAAACTTGAAGAAGTTGGAACTATATGCTCGTAGGGAGCGTGACGGTTACGATTCGTGGGGAAATGAGCTTTCCGTTTAATATAAATATCACAAAACATATTAAAAGGAGAATGAAGAATGATTTGTAAAAACTGTGATACCGAAATGGTGAGAGTATTTTCTTACGACACGCAGGGCGAGGGCAGTCAGATTTTGGAATGTCCGAACTGCGGGGCGCAAACAAAAGCAAGAGATATTACTTTCACCGAGGAAGGTAATGTTGTTCTCTCAACCAACAAGGAAGGAAAGCCTGTCCTTGCTTATCAGGTTGCTAATCCAGCCGATGAAAGAACCTACGGCAAGATTATCAAGATTAAGCAGGATAAGCCGAAGAACGACAAAAAGCCGTTCAAAAAGCCCGCGAATAAGGGCAACAAGAAGAACGGCAAGAAGCCTTTCAACAAGAAAAAGAGAAAGGAGAATAATACCGAATAATGTATTGTGCATACATAACAACAATTAAAGAATTGCGAAAACATAACAATGCCGACAGACTTCAATGCGCTACGATTTTTGGGAATAACGTAATCGTTGATTTGAGTTACAAAGAGGGTCAGCGTGTGGTTTATTTCCCTGTTGACGGTCAGCTCGGCGAGGAATTTGCGACCGAGAATAATCTTGTTAGGGTAAAAGATGAAAACGGCAACAATGTCGGTGGTTATCTTGACCCGAATAAGAGAAATATTACTGCACTGAAACTGCGCGGCGAACAATCTGACGGTCTTGTTCTCCCGATTGAGGTATTAAGCAAATATGCAGATATTGACAAACTTACTGACGGAGAGCAAATTGCCGTTCTCAATGGTTGTGAGATTTGCAGAAAGTATATTCCTCGCGCTAACCCAAGACAAAACAAGCAATATACTGGCGCAATCAAAACCCGCAAAAATCGTAAAGAGGAAAACGAAAAGATTACATATCCATTCTTTGTTCAACATATTGACACGGCACAGCTTGCGTATAATGAAAAGGCGTTTAAGCCGGGAGACATTTGTTATATCACCTTGAAAATGCACGGGACTTCCGCGCGGACTATGAACGCCATTGAGGTAACTACGAAAAAGAGAAATAAATTCTTGAAAAAGGTATTTAGACTCAAGGACAAAACTTCGCGCAAATACAAGATTGTCAGTGGTACTCGTAGGGTTACTTTGAAAAGCTATGATGGTGGATATTACGGCAATAATGCTTTTAGAGAAAAATATCATAATCTCTTTAAGGATAGATTACCAAAGGGCGTTGAGATATTCTATGAAATTGTCGGTTGGGTAAATGATACGTCTACGATTATGGGAAGATGTTCAAATAAACTCATTAAGGACAAAGAGTTCTCAAAGCAGTATGGAAGCGAAACAATCTTTTCTTATGGTTGTGAACAGGGCGAAAACGATTGCTACGTTTATCGTATGACTTTGACAAATGAGGATGGCTACACCGTGGAAATCCCGTGGGAGCAAGTTCAAATTGAGGCTGAAAAACTCGGCGTAAAATGTGTTCCTACTTTTGAGAGATTTATTTTCACAACTTGGGATGACCTTATGGCGAGAGTTGAGAAATACTATGATGGCGCAGACCCGATTGGTAAGAGTCATATCAGAGAGGGCGTTGTTGTAAGAATTGACAACAGACCATCGTTTACCGCTTACAAGCACAAGAATTGGAGTTTCAAAGTCCTTGAATCTATTATCAAAGATACTTCTGATGAACCAGATATGGAAGAAGCAGAGGAATTGATTATTGAAGAAATCGCAGAGAGTTGAGGTGAATAGAATGTCAGAATCAAATGTAACACCAACCGAAAATGAAGAAATCAAGCAAAAGCAACAGGCAGATTTTGAGAGCCGCGCGGAACAGATTATTCGCCCGCTTATGGAGAAACAAAGAGCGCAGGGTATTCGTATCGGTGTGCTTTCCGCGAGCAGGGTGGTTATGGGGTATCTCAATGACACCTCAAAGCCCTTGCTGAAACGCATTGAAGCCGTAAAGAAGTTTTGCGGAGTGGCAATGAAAGATGGAGATAAGTTTCTGAATCAAGGTATTAACGATACTCCTGCCGAATCTGAAATAAAGGTTGAAGAAAACCCCGAAACCGAGGTCGAGGAAAATGAATAAACCCTCATTTATTATGATGGTTGGCTTGCCGGGAAGTGGTAAAAGCACATATGCGAAAACGCTCACTCTTGATGGTAAGCCATACATCATTCATTCGTCCGACAAGTTAAGAGAAGAATTATATGGCGATGCTGCGATTCAGGGCGACAATAACAAACTGTTCGCTGAATTGCACAAGCGTATCAAAGAGGATTTGCGGCGCGGAGAAAACGTCGTATATGATGCCACGAACATCAAGAAGAAAAACAGAATCGCATTTCTTAGAGAACTTAAAGATATTCCTTGCCATAAAGATTGTATCGTTATGGCTACTGAGTATAAAGCCTGTGTGTACAACAACGAGCATAGGGAACGCAAAGTTCCGCCGGAAGTTATCAGAAGAATGTTCCTCAATTATCAGCCTCCGCACGAAAGCGAGGGATTCGGAGAGATTATTTATGTGTTTACATATCTAACTTCTGATAATAGGTTAGTTGAAAACCCGCCGAATGACGATTACACATTATCAAAATTCTTTAAGATTGCAAACGATTTTGACCAAGAAAACCATC